CTTTGTAGCCTGTTGCGGAGGATGCGCCTTTGTAGCCTGTTGCGGAGGATGCGCCGTAGTTGCCTGTTGCGGAGGATGCGCCGTAGTTGCCTGTTGCGGAGGATGCGCCGCAGTTGCCTGTTGCGGAGGATGCGCCGTAGTCGCCTGTTGCGGAGGATGCGCCGTAGTCGCCTGTTGCGGAGGATGCGCCGTAGTCGCCTGTTGCGGAGGATGCGCCGTAGTTGCCTGTTGCGGAGGATGCGCCGTAGTCGCCTGTTGCGGAGGATGCGCCGTAGTCGCCTGTTGCGGAGGATGCGCCGTAGTCGCCTGTTGCGAAGGATGCGCCTTTGTTGCCTGTTGCATCACATTCTGGTTTTGCTCTCTCTTTTGTATATTCAATCGCCGCTTTAACAAGACCAGCAATCGAAATTTCTGCTCCAATCTTTATTTTTGTGGATGCCACTTTCGAATCATCGCTGTTTTTACTAAATTCGCCGCTTTGTTCTACCACATGGTAAACGCTGCTTTCTGGACTGTAATATCTGAAGCAATCTAAAGGGTATTCACACGCATGGAAACCGCACTCGCAAGCGACGGCTTTTTCCTCTTCGTATTCCTTTCCTTCTTCGTACTGATACCCATTTTGGGCTGTCATATTTTTGTTAAATCCCTTGTATGTTTTCATAAAATTTCCTTTCATTTTTTTATTTTCAAAACGGGCACATTCCCGGATTTTTTAATTCCAGTTCCATTCCTGGCTCTGAAACGCATACATTTGCCCGTGGAACTGTTTTCTGCATCTTCTCAATAAAAATATCCTTATCCGCGTTTTCTGTTGATAAGTGGCACATCACAACGTTCTGGAGCTGCCTTGCGTAGCAAGACTTTGCAAATTCGCAAGCGGTCTCAATGTTCATATGCCCGCGTATAACATGGTTCGCCTTTGCGTCATCGTTGGATATAATTTCCGGATCATAATTTACTCCAATGAGGATATGATTAACATTGCGAAATCTCCACATGCAAAATTCCGCATCCGTAAGATACAGAAGCCGCCCCATTTTCGGGTGTTCAATCAGAAAGCCATAACACGGACAAGGGCTTCCATCTCTGTTCGTGTGAGCGAATTTCAAGTTCAGGTCGGTTAGCTCAAATGTCCTGACACTCCATCTGCCGCCGAATTTTACACCGATATCGTTACGATACGGAGCAAACACAGGAATTCCAATGTGCTCAAGATCGTTTAGCGATTTGTTATGATCTGCATGAGCATGCGTAACAACGCATCCAGAAACTTTTTCAACATTCCATCCCAGACCTCTTTTGATTTCGTTGATCGGTATTCCGCAGTCTAGGATCAATGCTTCCCCGTTATCTGCAATAAGCAGATGGCAATTCCCGGAAGAACCGGTCGCCAATGTCTTAAGTTTCAATTATTTCTCACCTCGCAAACCAAAAAACTCATTTCTCACATCGACAATGTTCCTCGTTTGACCATACAGCTTCCGATTATGCTTTGCCCTCTGCTCGTTATCACAAATAAACTGTCTGCAAATTTCTGGGCGCACAGGATAAATCCTGCATTTCTCACAGTCCTTTCCTACATCAAGAAACGGACAAGTCATATCGTAAATTGCTGTCGCAGGAGCTATGTGTCGGCACTCTTTAACATGCTTCTTCTTTATATAACGGTGAATAGCAGAAATTTCCTTTTCACTCATAGGAAGAAGGTTGCTGCAACAATTCCCACACTGAGTACACTTGCCATCCTTGCAAAAATTGTAAATATTATCAGCCATGTCACGCTGAACTGCTTCTAAAAACGATAATACTTCCATATGCCACTCCAGTTATTTTTTCAATTACTCATTTTCTCTTTTTATAGCTTTGTAAAATATTCCGTCTGCAAGGCATTTAAGTATCAGTCTATACGGCATAGACTTTACAGCTTCGATATGCGTAGTCCTTCCGTTAAACATAATGAATGTCTGATCCATAAGTTCATCCATCGTTGATATCTTGCTTCTGGTTGTATATTTTCTTTTACTCTTCAGATAAAGATTGTGCTCTTTTCTGTACTCGCATGAACTAGAGCAATTCCTGCATGGATTCTGTCTCATACTTACCCCTCATCGTCTGTCGGGAACTGAAAAACTTTTGGAAGCACCCAATAGTTCGGTTGAATATAGCATCCGTGCACATGGTCATAGCCACCTTCCAGCTGCATCTTTGATAAATATTTCGTTCTCAACATTTCCATGGCTTTCAGTGCTTTTCCTCTGGATGAATATTTAGCCATGATTCCATTCATGACTTCAATTGGACTTACTGCTATATCCCCAACCGCCGATATACAATTATCTAAAGTTATTCCAAATACACAATTTTCATACGGAACATCAATCGTTCCGTCCTGTGAAATTACTCTCATTCTATCCCTCCTGCATAAATTCCGGCATTGCCTGCTGCCCGTCTGATTCTGTCACTGTTTCCGGTTCTTCTGGCTCGAAATCGACCATGTTTGCATTGGATTCGATATCTTTTTTGACCTGCTCCTTCATTTCTTCCAGCGGGTATTCTTTGAAATCGTTGTCCTGAAGCTCTTCTCTTGTATACAGCCCCATAGTTAATTCGGGGCAATTGAGGCTAGAGAAGAAGGAAGCCGCCCTGTACCTTAACATTAACTGCGGCATGGACTTCCATTTACTGCCGTTTTTGCTGAGCCATCCTTCGTCCTTCGCCATGTCCATGTCAACTGTCATGCCCTCGATGCGTCTGCCGTTTTTCATCGTCCACGCCGTGCAAGAAAATGGCTTTCCGTTCTTGTCTTTCTTTTCATCGAATTGCAATTCGATGTCAAATTTTCTGGAATTATTGATTGCTGCGATCAGAAATTTTGAGCTCCAAGACGGTCTGCCTTGAATCACGTATAAGTTCTGCATAACCATCAGTGGGCTGACACGTAATCTCTGTGCCTGTTCAATCGCAATTAAGCAGTTTGCGTCGTTTTTCTGAAACGTAGCTGGAACGATTGTGGAGCTTGAAAGCGCTTTCGCCATCTGCATAGCCATAATAAAATTGTCAGACGTACCGAAAATGCCAAGACTATAATCTGTCACTTTGTTGTGGCTCGACACTTCCTTTTTTTCTTCTTTTACTGCAACGTCTGTTACCTCTGCCATATCATTATCTCCTTTCAACATTTAAAACTTTCAAATCAGAATCACTTCTTCTGAGAATCAATACCTGATTCTCGATGTTAGGAATTCTCCATCCGTCTACGGACTCCGCGTCATCAATAATGATCGGGAAATTGTAATTGCATCGTTTCTGGAATGCTCTGCAAATATCGATTTCTGTCAGAATTCTGCATCCGTGATTCAGGTTTCTTGAGTACATTTCACCACGATACGTAAATTCGCAACATTCTTCGATATCTCCGTTTATAAGCGGGCGAAACATTTTAACGGAGCAGAAATCAAGGTATTCATTTACTTCGTTCTGTAGAAGCTCATTCTTTCTTAAACTAAACTGTTTTAAAAGGTAAAGCTGTCTTTCTACGTCTGCAATTTTCTGCGCAATGTTTCTGCGTTCCATCTCCAATTCAGTGACCCTGAAATCAATTCTTTTGTTCTCGGCGGTTCTCGCCAGCTGACTATTACATTCTGCAATTCTTTGGCGGATAGAAGCTTCCTCTACTTTTAAATTGTGCTTTACTTCCGAGATATCGGAGTACCGATCCAGTGCTTCTTTCTTCTCTTCGATAGATTTTTGCAGATTGATGTATTCATCTGTATTTGACACGTCGACGAATTCTGGTATCATACTCAGTTCCGTTTCCTTTTCCTGGATGCAACGTGCAAACCCGTTTAGCTTATCTCGCAAAACCGGAATCGATGCTTTTAGCTCTTCGGATTCTTTTGCAGACCTTTCAAAGAGCGATTTTGCTTCATTTCCGTTTGCCACGATCTTTTCTAGTTCGTCTTTTTTGTGGATGTCGAACTCATCTCTTAACTGCTGCTTCCGGTCTTCCGGATATTCCTGTCCGCAGTACGGGCAAACAGTAGAGTTTTCGTCAAACTTTCTGCCATATGCCTCTTTGTATTTGTCTCTCAAAAGAGAAATTTTATTCTTATATGTAGTTGCTTCTAGTTCTAAATCGGAAATTTCTTTCTCTAATGCAGATACGCTCTTTTCAATTCCACACTTATCATCTTTCAATGCCGAAATTTCAGATTCAATCGCGATTCTCTTTTTGATATTCTCTTCATTTGCAGACCGTTTCAATTCGTTCTGAGAGAACTGCAATTCAAGGATTCCATCAGAAATTTTATCTGCTTCCGAAAGTATCTTTCCAAGATCGGTCTGCTTCTCTAAATTTTCGTTGAGCAAGACTTCAAGAGATTTCTTTTCCGATTCGAGTTTTTCAGTATCAATCGGCAATCTACCGCGGTTTGCTTCGTCAATTCTGCTGGGAATTTCGTCAAGGAGAGATTTAAGCCCTTTTGTACCAGATTTACCTCTTGTTCCGTTAAGCTGCGTGTTGCAACGCTTCTTTAACTCTTCGATATTCCCGTCCTCAAAAAGAGGTTTTAATTCTTCAAATTCTGGATACATGTCACAGATGTCAGTGTCGCTATGCTTCCCAAAAGCATTCGCAAGGACAGCTCTCTGGTCTACGGAACTTTTAAGTAAAAGCGTCATTGCATTCATACAATACGGAACATATTCTTCCGCAAATGACGAGATATATTCCGAATAATCGCTTGCTTTTTTCGGAATGTCGTTGATATAATAATCAATAACGTTTCCGGTAAACTCGCCCTTTTTATTTAGGTTCTGCCGGCTTACTTTTTTGAGGTTTTTTTCTGCTCCATCAACATCGACAGTAAGCTCTACAGACACTTCAAGGTCATTGATGTCATTTCCGTTTTCATCATGCGGGCGAATGCCGGAAATTTCTTTTCCATTCTCGTCTCTGCAATTAAAAATCCAGAAGATAGCTTTCTTTATAGTGGACTTTCCAGCTTCGTTTGCACCCGTGATTTCTGTTTTTTCGAAGAAATCATGGTCAAATGTCTTTGATCCAAAAAAACCGCAGAAATTATTTAATTTCAGATGCTTGATCTGCATTTTTCTCCCTCCATTTTTCTAAAAATACGATTGATGTTGCGATTTCGTATGTGTCAGCTTCCGCAATAACATCGCCGTTTTCGTCGTGTTTTTTGTAATGCCGGCTTGTCAGCATACCAGTAACGGAAATTTCTGTGCCTTTTTTTGCATTGCGTACAACGCGTGATGCTCCTTTAAAAAACACAACAGGGATATAATACGAATTCTTATTTGAGTTGCATGCGACAAGCGAATTGGAAACAGCACCAACGGAGCTTGTAAGATGCGTATTTACCTTGCTGCAAATAAACCCTCTTAACGTGACCGTATTTTCATATTTTCTCTTTTCTTCACATTCCGCGGCAGAGGATACATTCACGTATAAAAGTAGCTTTCTGCGCTCCCCTTCGTACTCGTTTCTGGTGCGAATTTCTCCGTATAAAGTTAAATGCTTTCCTTCTGGATTATCATGGAAAATTCGCGCAGGAGCCAAGCACTTTAACGTGTCAACTGTGCCGCTGAGACGAACGGCAGAAACAAAAAACTCATAGCATCTCCCGTATTCTCTCGTATTTACTTCTTTTACTTCCCTAACGTCTCCTGTGATAACAATACTGTTCATTCGTGATTCTCCTTTACATGTACACCGTTTTCATCTACAAATAAGATTCCAGCACTTATAAGCGACTTAATCAGCTCTTCGCTGGCTCTAGGGATGCTAATTATCGGATTTTTCATTTTTTTTATCCTTTCTTGATGCAAGAACGACATCGTTCGGCAGATATTTTCTTGTAATATATTCTGTAAAGCTGCTTTTCCCGTTTACATATACATATACATAGCCTCCGTCAAAACATGCGAAATGCGACGGTCTCCAGTAGCCAAACGTGTCACGCGCATAAACCTTTTCGTCCTTTTTTACTTTTGACCAGTCGGTCTTTTTCGCTTCATCTTCTTCCGTATTGCACCATGCCTTAAACTGGGAATTGCACTCGAACGTATTATTGAAGTCGCACATTTCGCAGTCTGAATCCTCGCACGCACAAGGAACGCCATTTATAACGCAACAGGACTTTCCCTCACACGCAATCTGAAAAATCCGGTTTTGAAATTTGAACTTATTTTTCATAAATAAAATCCTTTCGTTTACCATAGGCGGAAACCCACTACCTTCAGGTGGTGGTAGGAGCCTTGTTAATTGTTGCCCAATATGCTACAATAGCCGTAGCAGTTTTTTTAGAGAAAACCGTTAGTACGACTGGGCAGTTACAAACCCATGATCTTTAGGTCGTTGGTAGTTGACTTTCCATGAATCCTTTCTAACTCTTCGCTTCTCTTCATGATTCCATCGGCATAACTGCTGATGTACCCTGACTCTGATTTTTTGACCGCGTCTTTTTCGCCGTGGTATAACTGCAAAACAGTACTTGTTTCTCCGTATTTTTCAAAAAGTTCAGACAGGTAATCTGTTCCAACAAGAATGTTACCATTCATGTCGTAAATGTCGTTTACGGCAAGACGTTCCATTCTGTCTTTATGAAATTTTTCATATACCTGCATCAGCCCTTTGCATCCACCGTTTGTCGCGTCACACTGCCCGGAACTCTCTCTTTCGATAATTGCCATAAGCAGCTCCGGACAAATGTTGTATTGCTCGCCATACCAGACGCACGCATCCTGGATCTCTTCCGAAATATAGGTATCTTCCTGCGCATTTGCAGTGATCGGTGTTGCAATTGCAGCGGTGAAAAGTGCTGCTATCAAAATCTTCTTCATTTTTCCTCCGTTTTTAAGCTGCTTTATCGTCAATGAGCTGAGAATCAATAATGGTAAAATTGCATCTATGGATATAAAGAGGAAGTCCGTCGATCATGATTTTTGTCGTTTTAGGCAGATTTTCTTCGACTTCCCAAGTAACATCATCTCCCATAAACGCTCCAATGTTATATCCATCCTGAGACTGGACAAGAATTAGCTTCTGCCCATGCTGACCTTTCTCACGCATGTCATACCACCAATTTTTCAGCCCATAATATGTACCAATCGGTCTACCGCTCACAGATACGTCATAGCCATCTTCTCTTGATGCCTCTTTTGTGTTCAATTCATTTGGAATATCTAGCATTTCCAAACGCGTATCCTTAAATAACACGCTGCTGCCACATGTTTGAATATAGCTCCCATCGATGTTGATAGTCACAACGGAACTTGTCTCATACCAGCTTGTCCAACTGCCATCCGTATTCCAGCCCCATTGCTTCGCTTTGTTTGGCTCGATTGTAAAGCTGTTGCCGGTAAAGTTCAGAAAATTATTTCCAGAGTTGTCGTACATCAACGCTTCATATGACACGGGAACCGTCTCAGATTCATTTGATGAAACAACGGTAGTTGTCCCACCCACACATCCAGGCATTGTAAGTGCAATGCTTAAAGCCAATGCAATTCCTGCAATTTTATTATTCATTTTTTCTCTCCAAGAAATTTATTTACGAAATATACCTGTCCCTTCCCAGTTACCTTTGGCGTAAGTGTAATCCGAACAGAACCATCTGGGTTGTTTAAAGCCCTTTCCTTGACTTCCATGATTCCAAGATCAATGGATTTCTGAGTCGGAAGGTTTTTCGATGATCCCGTTTTAATCAGGTATCCTTTCTCCCTCATCCAGTCAAACAGTCTTTTCTGCCCGATCTCGACTCCGTTCTGGCAGATCATCTTTGCAAGATCTCCAATCAGGATTGAATTTTTGCTTGTCGCAACCGAATCCGCAAAGATTTCTTTCGGACGCATCTGTTCGATTCGTTCCTGTTTCGATGCAATAATCCTGTCCCGGTCTGCGATTTTGTTCTGCGCAACAAGAAGCGCTTTTGAAAGCAACTCTTCATCTGTTAGGTTCTCTTGACCGTAAATATATCCGCCGTTCTTTCTAATGGACGGGAGCACTTCGGATGTTACCCATTCCGTAAACCGTTCCGCCGATTCTTTCCGGCTCTGGAAGATGGTCTTATACAGGTTGCTTTCGTTGACAAAATTCATCTTTACTTTTTGAATTGCCGGTGTGCCATCAGCCTTATATCCTGTCAATACCCCTACCTCGGCACTAACGACCCCGGCTTCATTCAACCTGCTTCTGCAATCAGAAACATTCTTAATTTCCAATATTTTGCACACATCAGCCAAGCAAAACATCGGATTATCATTTATTACTGCTGTTCGGATTTCTCCAAACTCTGATGAATTAAAAATCTGCAATTCGTTCATTTTCTCTCACCTTCTTTCGTGGTATACTCTCCTTATCTTTTTATAAGGAGGTGAATTGAATTGGATGCTAAAGAATATGCATCTGCTTATGCTATTGCGAGAACTTGCGGATTTAACCAAGGCTTTGATGATTTCAGAAAGCTGTACGACCAATACTACTCAGAAACCATTGAAGCAATTCCAGAAGAACCGCAATTAGCAAAGGTTGAGGCTGTGTCTAATCCTTTCCGTAACCGGAAGAACTTCTAAATGATCCGACTACCGGAGCAATGGCGGTAAGGACTTTGATAGACAGATCGATGTTTGTTTCATCAATTTTTTTATCGCCATTCACAATGCTCTGATAAGATTCCAGAACATCCATTGCTACATGCTGCGCCATTTCGTCGATTCCAACATAGCGTGCGTCAGCCTTTTTTACCAAAGCAACCTTGCCGTTTGAATCTACAACGCTGTATCTCTGATTCTGCATTATCTATTCTCCTTTCTATTCATTTTCATGTGGATTCTTTCATGGCATAATCTCTCTATCTTTTGCCCCGTTTGTGGCTGTACCTATTGGACGAAAATCTAATTCATCCTATGTAAGTGTCAGTCGTTAAGATTGGCACTTACTTTCAATGCCCTATCGGCATTACACAGCGCATACAATGCCATTACTTCAATGCCAAGTCTTTCATCTGGCTTTTGTTCACGGTTTCTTACTGCTGCAATATCTTCCATAATATAATCTGAAAGTTTTTTGATATGTTCCTGCATTTCCTCACCTGCTTTCCATAGTCTCTCTGAAATATGAGCCTATTCAGTTTTTGAATTTGATACTTTCAATCTCGCCTAGCCCTTCCTGCATAATCCGTACCATCCTCATGTCAGTTGCAAGATTAAGGGCATTCAAGTCAAGTGTCAGGGTAGGAATACCATCACCAACTCCCTGATTCAGCGTAAACCTTCTCACACCGTCAATTTTATGGCCGTCAATCAGGACTTCTGTAAAAATCCCATGTTCGCCATCTACTTGACGAATCTCGATTTTTTGCAATTAAATTCTCCTTTCCAATTCAATTTAGCGACTATCTTTTTAATGGATTTTTCGGCTTTTCCTGCCTCAGTTACTAACCAATTCAGAAACAGTAATTCCGGTTGCTTTTGAAGTATCAGTTTCATCATTGATTCTCTCTCGTTATCAATGTAGACACGATTGTACATAACGGGCAAAAGATTCTATCTTATCTAATCCAGCTACTAAATTGACCAATATCGAAAGAATCCCACAGGCAATCGCTATGTTCGACATGGTGTTTGCCTTTTTACAATTTTCCGCTACTTCTTCACAAGTTTTGTGAATTTCGTTTTCTATGTTCACATCTTCATCTCCTTTCCGATACAATTTACGCACAATATCTGATTTCATATTCAGTCACGATTTTTGAGAAAATTTCACGCAACTTTTTATCATCTTCAATGACATCCATTTTGTTCAGTGCGCTGACTTTTGTCTTTGTGCATCCATCTTCCACCATGCGATTACGCTTGTTTCTCAATCTGGTATTCAGATCGCATCCGGCTCTCCGTTCCAGTTCCAGATACATTTCTGACCGGAGCATTCTGAACTCTGCTCCAGCATTTTTCTGGATTCGATTAAATTTCAGATTGATTTCCGACCGCCAGTTATCGAATACTGGTTTCACAGCTTCTTTAATGCTCTCCGTTGTTGCAACTGCCTTGTCAGCGGTTTCCTGGGCAATGGCAATCTGCCGGTCACGTTCCTTATCAGCAAGCTCTTTTTCAACCATCTGTGACAGCAGCCCCTGTAACATCTGAAGCTCCGGTGATAATGCTTTGTTCACTTTTTCTCTTGTCTTGAAATATCCATTCACCAACTGTCTCTGAACGTCCCATGCCAGATCGTCCGTGAAAGACTTTACCAGCATCAGATATCCTTGCTCTGTGATAAGTGCATAATCAGCAGTTGCCTTGTCCGGGATTTCAAAAATGTTGGTGCGACGAATTTCGTCGGAGCTTACTTTAAAGAAATCTTCGCCATTGATGAACCTTTCTTTGTTAGTTCTAAAATTCCTGCTCGCCGTTCCTTCTGGTCTGCCATGTACCATGTCGATGTCTTTAAATGTAACTACTCGCTGACCGTTGTACTCTTTTACGGAAATATCCGAATTTCCAATATGTACTAATGAACTCATCCAAATCACCACCGCTCTTTCAACAACTCTTCGATGTTCACTTTCAGCACTTTTGCCACGGCATACAAATTAGTTGAAAGTGGGGTATTATCATTCCACTTGCTAATCGTGCCATTTTTTAATCCAGCTTCTCTTTCAACCGAAGCAACACTGATGCCTTTTGCTTCACAAATTTCTTTGATTTTTGTATAAATCAAATTATTCGCTCCTTTCATTTATGAATTTAGTCGGAAAAATTTCGGTAAATGAATTGACATCTATTAGAAAGTATTCTAAAATATGTTTACCACAACACAACTGAATACGTTCCGCTTTATGCGTTTGCTTACCGAAACTTTTCTGTAACCATGTCTTTATTATACCGAAAAGTTTCTATTTGTCAATCCTATTTTGCAGAAAATTTTCTGTATGCAGAAGAAAGGACATCAAATGGACTTTTATGAAAGATTAGCAATTTTGATGAAAGAAAAAGGAGTTACTCACAAAACGCTAGAAAACACTTTGGGAATATCAAATGGCTCGGTTTCTAAATGGAGTAAAAGCATGCCAAACATTAAAACCTTAAAAAAATTAGAGGAGTATTTTAATGTCTCCGTAGACTATCTTCTGACCGGGGAAGAACCAAAGGTAGACTTGTCGGCAGAAACCGCAAAGTTAGTAGGAAAATTGGTTCAAGACCCAGAGATGGCTAAAGCATTGAGAAAATATTTTGAACTTTCAGACGAAAAGAAAAAGCATGTTATTGAAACAATAAACATGCTTAGTGAGGTGTAAATATGATTACATCAGATGATGTTTTAAAAGCTATTGTAGAATGCAGAAAACCAAACGGTCTTGCCTATCATACAGATGTGATGAACAGGCTAGAAATTGACGGTATTACCTTGTCAAATTTTATTAAAAAATTGAATACAAATGGTTATATATCCTCAACTCTTGGAGACATTGAAGTAACTTCTTTAGGTTTAAGTGCCTATGACGATTTGACCAGAAGGTCAAAAGCCAAGAAATCACTCTCTGCATTTTCCAAACTTTCTCTGAAATTCATTGCGGAAATCATCGCCACTATCATTGCTGGTATTGCTCTCGCCTACATCACATATCATTTCGGGTGGAAGTAATCCTAAAATTTTCAGCAGAATCATCATGTTAAAAACAGGGATATAATCTCTCTCGCCGCTTATTAACGATATATTAAGCGCAACAAGATCCTGGTATTGTTCTTTTGTCAGATTGATTCCGACATATCTGAATCCTTCAATGCTTGTGTCGATTTCGGAGCTCTTATGCTTCTTTCTGAAAATTGTGGGAAACCGAAACTTCGGCTTATTTTCGCAATCCATGTTTATCATCACTCCCTTTTACTATCTGCTATTCCTTCCAAATCAGAAATTACAATATACAGGAATTTCAGCATGTCGTTATTTTCCGCTTTCTTTACCATCTCAATAATGCGTTCCCTGTAAACTTCTTTTTCATTCACCTAGATCACCTCCAATCACTTTCCTTGTCCTCTGCCTCTCCACACTCCATGTCTCTTCTACTGCAATCTGCCATGCTCTCAACTTTTCCAAGGATATACCCCTTGTCAAATTCTGACATTTTAGGAATTGCGTCTTTCAGTTTTTCAACAATCTGTTTTTCTTTCTCGCTCATCTTGCTTTCTCCTTTCCTAAAAATTTATTCACAAAGTACAATTGCCCTTTTCCTGTAATCTTTGTTGTGCGTGTAATCCGCACCGAACCATCTGGATTCTGGACGTTGCTTTCTTTGATTTCGAACAGTCCCTGTTCAACATATCTCTGAGTCGGCATATTGCAGCTTGCTCCGCTCTTCATCAGATAGCCGTTGTCTCTCATCCACTGGAACAATCGTTTCTGTCCGATCTGGTATCCGTTCTGGCAGATCATCTTTGCCAAGTCTCCGATGAGAATGGAAGTATGGCTGGCTGACACCGCATCAGCAAAAATTGTCTTCGGCTTGTCAGCTTCGATTTTCTGTTCCAGAAGAAGATTACTGTTTTTCAATTCTTCAATCCGCCGATCAGCTATTTTCAGTGCCCTCGCCATGACCTGTTCCGGTGTGTTCCATGCTTTTTCCAGATCAATGAGATACTGTCGGATTTCTTTTCCTTCCGGTGTCCGCTGAATCATGCAAATCTGTTTTGCCATGTCCACGCTGATTTCATAGTCTGTCTGAGGTCTTCCGCCGGATTCTGATGTTTTACTCATTTTTGAGTAAAAGTCATTTCCCTCTGAAAATCCGTATTCTGTCATCCTCGGAAACCAGTCATTGAAGCGTGTTCCGATTTTCAGCTGTTCATGCAGATCTCTTGCTGATACTGTCTGAGTATCAAAATCAACTTTCAAAACCACTCTGTTTCCACCTCCCTTTGTTGACTGTAAAACAATTATATGTCAGCGTAAAACTTATGTCAATAGTTTTTGTTGATTTTTTCAACAAAGTATGATATGATGCAAATATAGAAAGGAGGTGTGATGATGAACGAGCGAATAAAAGAAATTAGAACAGTCCTCGGCTTAACGCAACAGGAATTTGCCGATAAAATAAAGGTAAAAAGAAATACTGTTGCCACTTATGAAATGGGGCGAAGTATTCCGAGCGATTCAGCTATTGCATTGATATGTTCTGTTTTTGACGTAAATGAAGAATGGCTCCGAACAGGAACTGGGGAAATGTTTCAGCCAGTTACCAAGAACGATGAAATTTCAAGGCTTTTTGGAAATGTTTCCAAGATGGATGATTCTAGTTTCAGACGACGACTTGTAAATGCTCTTGCAAGACTCGATGATGATGGATGGACGCATCTTGAAGAATTGATTGATATGATTGCAGGAGAAAAGTAAAAGAAAGACCATGTACAGCACGTGAGTACATGGTCTTTTCCATTATTCCAGAAGCGTTTTTACAAATATATAAATTGTGCGTAGCCAGCACGGATTCTCAATCCGGTTGATCATTTCGATAATCATTTTCCTATAATCTTCTTTTTCGTCCACCCAAATCCCCTCCAATCACTTCCGCACTCAGTAGCGATAGCATAATTATAGAACGCGTGTTCTGTTTTGTAAAGTATTTTGTAGGGCGATGCAATGCCAAGACACCGCCCTCTCGCCAGAACTCGTATGCCATTTGTTAAGGCTGTTTGTATCATACCGCGCCAGAAGCGTAAAAAGTGTCGAATACAGCGTTTTCGGGCAAAAAATAAAGGGGCTTGCAATAAGCCCCTAAATTTCCTTGATCTGTGTCTTTATTCCTTTCATGAGATGTCCTTCTGTATTCATCAGGTATCCCTTTTCTGCGAGCATACTTGCAAAAGCAGTTGCGTTTTGTTCGGAAGAATATACCCCGGCAATGACATAATACAGGGTTTTCGTTTCCGGTTCATCTTTTCCTGCTTCTCCGGTCGCATTCACGGGTTTGATCTCCAAACCGTCGTAGATTGCCTGCACCATCTTTTCACAGTCATACAGTGCGTAGTCGTCCAGATCATCCACAAAACAGCATTCAATCAGCATAGCAGGAGCTTTGGTATTTTTTAAGACATATAAACCGTTGCTATACTTGACACCTCGATTTGTAAACCCAAGGGACGCGACACTGTTACATATTTTCTGCGCATAGCTTTCGATTTCTGTTCCCTTGTTCTTTGGGTGGATCCATACCTCCACACCTCTTGTCCTGCCGTCGGATGCAGTCTCTTTGGACAAAGCGTTAAAATGTATCGAAATATCAAGATCAACCGCGTGCTCGTTGCACTTCGATACAATCTTTTGCAAAATATCTTTTTGGCTCGACCCGTTATTGCATGTGCAATCGTAAACCGTATGCCCTGCAGACCGAATTTTCCCGATCAGAGCATTGCAAACATTCCGGTTTTCGTCTGATTCGATTAAATATCCAACAGAGCCAGCTGCTGGCATTCCGGATGGATTGTGCCCCGCGTGGATGTTGAAACTCCTTATTTGTACCGTGGGTGTTTCCGCTACATCCGATCCGGTTGTAGAATCATACTTTGTCAGGTTGTATGCCTCGATACAGTTTGTAAGCGTTTCCGCGTAAGTGGCGGATGTCGCGTATCCGTCCGCTTTTATAAGCTTACAATACGTTTTGTAATCCCTCTGACCAATCAGGTTTGCGTAGCGCTTATTCCGTACGAGAAAATCCGCGTGGTCTTTTATGGAATCGTTCCAGCTGTCATAGGCGCGAAACGAGGCCATAACGTCGATATATTTGCCATTTACGTACTCTTTTGTAAGCTTCTGGCAAACTTTACCACTCCACCTGCTGTCCGCTTTAATTCCAAAAAGCGCATTGCCTTCCGTTGCAAGCTGACTCGTTCCGTATTTGCTTTCAATTATTGCCTGCGCGATTGACGGGGACGGAAGCAGGTTCACGGCATTGCAGGAGCTTACAATTTCATACGCGACCGTAGATAAAAATTCTTCTACTTTCATTTTATTGCACCTCACATATCCTGGTATTCTTCCAGCTCTTCTGTTTCGGTTGTTTTCTCTGCTTTTTTAATCGCATCGCTTCCGAAAATGCTGGACAAGTGCTTTACAACCTTACCGGAGTAAACGCCGATAGCAGCAATCAGTGTGGCTTTTGGTTCCATACCAAGAGTGTCTGACAGACTCGGAATCTGCTCGATCGTGTAGGCAAGACCGATAAACATTGCGGCTACACAAGCTGCCTTTGCAAGCCCGTACAGAAGCTTTTTTGTATCGAATTGACCGTCATTAAGTCCGATGTTTACATATAATCCGCCAAGGATATTGCAAAGCACCGCTATACCAAGGATTCCGATCAGCTTTAAAATTTCTACCATAGCTTTTATATTCCTTTCAAAATAGCTTGTACACTGGCTTTTCCTCATTAAAAAACCAGTACCTTAAATAGTCATCACACACAATTGCAACCGCCGATACAGCGCACCATAGGAGCGAAAACGGTAGGCATATTTGCCCCAAAATGTTAAAAGGCATGTTTGAGTAATCCCAAACATGCCAGCCGAGCCAAATGTTTATTATGCATCCAGATATAAACTCCACCGCAGTTACAATGCAGCCACCTATGACACACTGTTTCCAGAATGCCATTTCCCATGGAATAACTTCGTTTATCAGTCCGATCATGCAAAAACACAACCCGCCGACGATAAACATCGTCCAGTGTGTGTGCCCTCTTGCCATACGCTCGAGAGTATTGTACGTTATTCCGCCGAAGAAGAATAGTGTAAAAATTTTGCAAGTTTTATTAAGAAGATTCATTGCAAAGACTCCTTTGTGTTATTAAAATGTTCCTATTTTACTGCATAGTAGACCTTTAGCGCCAAAGAGTTTAACCCATTTGCGGAAGTCATAACAAGCTCGGAATTGTTATGGCGCACATATCCAATTCCAATACTAACATGTTCTTGCTCGGTTCCTCCGTTATACACTTCGATAAAAAAATCTTTTCCGTGTACCATAGCCCCGAAATCAGGAATTTCAGACACTTTTGTGAAATGGTACCCATGATGCCATTGCCCAAATTCGTTTTCTTTCCACGAAACTAAACCACAGTCTAATGCTTTAAAATCTGGATTACCCAATTTTTTTTTTACGCCGTCCGTGGTTGTACCGTAAAAGTTTGTTCCGTCCCATTCTATTCCGCTTCCAGCCGGGAATCTTTTTTCGATTGTTTCCGAAAGACCGTCAATTTCTATTCCATGTTCGTATGCAACTCTTGCCGTAACAAGGCTTGCGGCACTGTTTGTTGTGTCATTATCAGCAACAGCATAATCTGCTGCTGCGCCTGATGGAATTTTGGGCTTGTCCGTAAGATCATTGTAACTTCCTGTTTTTGCGACAGTTTTTAATTTTCCATCAAGACCTCTGACTGCCATGGCTCCTGCCATGTACCCGCCGACCGTGTTTGCTAAAACAGCATCGATGTCGTCAATTATTTTTGTAGCGTCCGCGGAGCTGTTTATTGCTTCGTTTGCTTCGTTTACCTGTTTCGCGCCGTAGATACTGCCAGTTTGTTCGTAAACGCTTGCGTCCTCGAGGCAATACGTTCCGTCTCCATTCGCAACAAGTCTATATCTTCTCTTCCCATCCATGCTTTCGGCAAGTATATCGTCCTTAAAATCTGTCGCCAGCGTTCTTTTTGCCATTTCGATTCCTCCAACGTTTTAGTTCGACTGCTTGTAAATGTCCTTTAATACCTCGGATTGATATTCCTCCGGTACGTACATGCCGTAATAAGCAGCGTTTACACTCTCTTTGTCTACCATACTGTTTACATATATTCTCAGGTCTCTAAAATATGTAACGTGATATGTGACGAACTGTAATGCCTTGCTCACAATCAGAGACATGTCCGCGTTCGAATAATAGCGGCAGTGCTCGGAATGATCCGATGTGTGCCACGGTATAGACTCGGCTCCTGACATAACAAGCGTCTGTAATCCGACAAGGCTTGTCTGGTCTCGCTCTGTCAACGTAAAATGTTCTACAGTTCCGTTCGTAAGAGTGATGTCAAACCCTTCTGCAATGGTGGACTGCTGCTCGGAATTTAATGACAGAATTTTTTCTTCCTTTGCATCATCCAGCGTAGGGACATATTCTATGTTTGCTGCAAATGTTACGTCAGATTCGATGCTTCCGCTTTTTGGAACCTCCGGAACCCAGCCGGTAAACCTGTAATTTTCTTCTGTTTCCACGCTGGGAACAATTATGTTTTCATAAGAAGTTTCGTGCTGCTCCGCATCTCCGGAAATTGTACCTTTATCTGACACAGTAAACCTGATTGTAGGAACAAATATTTTTCGTATTTTTGCTGTGAACTTTTTGTTTGTGTCTATGTCGCCAGACGCCGGAATTTCAGGAAGCCACCCGGCAAACTCGTAACCAGAAATCGGAGAAACATCGGGAATCTTTAAATCTTCGTAACGGTCAACTTTTTGCACACTGTTTCCGATAATTCCACCATTTTCTGAGGATTTGAAAGTTACTGTTGGCTTTTCGCAAAAAATAGCAGTAAACGTAATATCTTCCTTTATACCTCCGTCTTTTGGTATTTCCGGAATCCATCCAGAAAATTTGTATCCTTCTTCGCCAGAAGCTTCCGGAACAATCAGGCTGCTATAGTCATCTGCCTTTATTTCCAAGTTCCCGGAAAGATGACCATTTGCGCCGGCACAAAACAGAACTGTGTGCTTTTCTTTTTCGTAAACACTCCCGTCATTTGAAAGCTGATATCCATTGTATTTTTTTGTTTCCGAATCGTTCCTGTAGACTGTAGTGAAACCATGGTAATAATCTCCACCTATGTTTTTTTCGCAGTCTTTGTCTAAATACAGGTCAAATCCAGTTGTGTTTACCGATATTTTGGTTTTTGGCAGAATCGTAACGACGTTGTCTCCGCACGTAATAACAGAGCATTCTATCGCCTTTTTACTGTTTAAAAACTTTAAATACATAAGTGCCTCCACATGATTAAATTTTAATGGATTTGTAGTTTCCAAGTCTGAACTGCAGCCGTGGTATGCTTCCTTTTTGCCTTGCTAAAATAGCGTTCATAGACGATATTGCAGATTCAATTCTGTTTAGTTCATCCCATTTTATAAAAGCTCCGTTTGGGAAAAATCGCTGAGAAACTCCGTAATCTTTCGACAAGATATGATCGTTGATTGCGGATACGTTGCTCTCGATTGCATTGAATTCATTCGCCGTCCAGTATCCCTCGTAAGAGTTTTTGATCTCTCCCATACTTTCGAGCTCAAACGACGGATAGACCTGATTAGCGATACCGTGTATATACAAAATATTGTTCCTGATTCGGTTGTAGTCCTCGATATTAAACCTGTCCGAAGATAACCAATCCGTTTTCGGAGGTATCAACTCTGTAATTTCGTCAGGCAATTAAATCACCGCCTTTCTAGCTCTCATAGTTCCGCTCAGCGATCCGCTGAATTTAAGCTCGTTTTGGTATGTCCTTATTTCTGTTTCGCTTCCATTCGCGAGTTCTAGGTAAAATACGTCATTTGCGTCCGTTCTTGGGTCTCCGCGCCACGGTATTTTATAGTCGACATCTCCAAGGAAATACGAGGCGAGCCATCGCTCCAGCGCTTTTGCGTGCGTCGCGTCACTTACAAGAGGATTTTTCCATGTTTTTTCTTCTCCAGTGTCATTGTGCTTTACATGGTACGGGATCTCTTCTGTTGCAAATTCGTAACCGGATACAGTGTATTTAATGGTTGCTTCTTTGCTAACGCCAGCAAATGACAAGACCGCATAATAGCTTCCACTTTCAGTCACTTCTGCTGCGATATCTGCGCTTTCAACCTCTACGGTAAATCCGTAGCTTGCGTTATTAAAATATACCGTCCTTGTTGTATCTGTAACATTCAGCACTGTTTCTTGGGAAAATAATGCTTTTTTCTCTGATGTTTTCCGATATTCTGTCATTAGAACTGAGATTGACTTTATTTTATTTTGCCTCGTTGCTGTTACAGATGATGTTATGTCATTTCTCTCGATGTGGTAATCTGTTATATCTCCAAACGTGACGTTATCAATCGTTATTCTGCTGTTCGGATAGGATCTGGTAAAGGTGATCTGCATCCTGTCAAAAAGTGCGAATTGCTCATTTGTTGACCAATCATTTTTTGGCACGTCTGACACATGTCTGCTTTCTACAACTTCTCCGTTATAATATGTTTCGATGTCAAATTCTTCTGGAGCTACATTGCGAAAACGGATTGTAAGACCATAAGCAACATACCCAGCTTCCAGTTCAATCGTGATTGATGGGTTTTCCTCAAATAACCCGTATTCGTTCGAGACAGAATTGCTTATATAACCAGTGTTTTTGCTTATATCATTTGAATCAAGGAAAAGAACACTTCCGTCAACAATAGAAAAATCATTGCTGTATATCGCATAAGCATCTTTTTTAGATGGGCTTAATATATTCTCCACATGGCTGTAATCAGTCTGGTTTTTTGAACTTGCTACCATGTCAGGGATAAACGAAGATTGCATATGTATCCTGCTGTTTCTGTCCTCATAGAGAGTGCATCTTCCGGCATTTGCTATAACCTGCAAGGCTTCGCTGTGCTTCAACACCGGAACTGGATTCTTTACAATAACGTTCTTTAGGTACGGGTCGATAAAAAACTCTCGTTCGTCCGTTATGCCAGCGTCATTAAGAACGTCAACAGCAAGATCGTAAAGGCTAATCCCTTCTTCCTTGTACAGTCCTCTTCGATATGTTCCCGTCATATAGTCAAATCTATCTGTAGAAACGAACTTTGCCTCTGTATCTGTCGTAGACCAAGATTTTAGGTATGTCGTCTGCTCTGGGATCCATTCGATGTTTCCAAGACCGTCAACATCATATCCGAATTGTACTTTTATCTCCTGCCCTACTTCCATGTAGGCAAGGGCGCTTTCCGGATTATCTGGGTTATAGTATTGGCTTCGATTGTTTACCGTAAGTGTCACATCATTACTGGGGATTGTGTCCGTGATAGAAGATACATATTCCTTACCGGAATAACTTATAACTTCATTGTTCCCAAAAGCATTTACGATTCCGCAGAAAAACTGTTCTATTCTTAATCGTCCATTTCCATTTATCATTTTTATTGGAGTAATGATAAAGTAAGATGTTCCATCAAACGAATCTTCTGTTGACCAGTAAGCTTTATCGTTATTCGTGTAATGGTGAGATATGTTGTCATTTTCTACGGTAAACTCTACCGGGAAGTACTCTCCGAAGTTTATCGTTAAACCTTTTATATCGAGCCCGGTAGCGCCTTTGAAAGAAATTTTTATCGCGCCCAAAATGTTTAAAGAAACGATTCCGTTATTATAAAATTCATAGCCTGAGTTTTCTTTTGGCAAGAAGTACATGCTACCGTCGATTTTTGTAAAATCTTCCTCCTGGGTAGCATACACGTTGTCTACAGTATAATGATCGAATGGTTTCCTTTTATTCGAAAAATATGTGACTTCTGTAACGTCGTCCAACGCAACGTTTTTCTGTGCTTCTGAATTTATGACGCCTATCGTCGCCTTAATGTACTCCCTGTTGCGTCCTATGCCCTTTATTGACTGCTTATAAGCTTTGCTTGCGTTCTGCATTTAATCACCTACCATCCGCAATCAATTAAATTGAAAGAAAGGGTTTCGTCTCTTGTAATCATGTGTGTTAATTTGTCCGCGAATAGCGGAACTCCCTTCCTGTCTCCCGGGTACATGGTAACGGTTATTGTTTTCCCTGGATTCTCCATATCTTCAAAAGTTACGGGTACGAAATAATCTTTCACGGCTTTCAAAATGAGGGCTCTTTGTTCCGGATACAACCCAACCCACTTAAGATTTTCCAGCTTGTACAGATCGCGTCCTACCCTTTGTCCAACAACTGCGTTGTTCACGTTGCGCCCTGCATTTACCGTAGTCGATATCGTCCACGAAAATCCGGCTGCTGGGCACGGAAGGTCGTATCCGTTTACATTTAAAAATGAGGACATTGCCATAAAATCACCTCGCAAAAAGGCGGCAATCTTGCCGCCTTAATCTTACGTGAACGAATATCCGTTCCTTTTGCTTCTCGCATCTATGGCGGTTATAAGTTCTCTGCCATCAATGCTTATACTGCTTTCTTTTTCTGCTGTTTCTCTCGTATTCTGCACAATCTGTTCCAGATACGGCGCAAGGACGTTTTCTACAGCAGATTCAACGCCGCTTCGGATGCCTTCGATTATCTGATCGTTATTTGCTACGGCAGTTTTCCCGTTTCCAAACGAGCCAACAAGTTCATTATGATTCGCATAAAACAATCCATCTTCAGGGAATCCTCCGACCGCGTATGCGGGAATGCTGAAAGCGACTGGGTTGGATGCTGCATCGTCAGAGTGCGCAGATATTCCGAGTGCTCCGCCAATACTACCAATTATTCCGCTTACTTTTTCATACCCACTCTCGAGGAAATCCTTGACAGCTTGACCAGCTTCCCTCAGCTTATCGATAAATCCTGCAAGCTTGTCAATCGCGGATCCGATCGTGTTGTTGATGATTTCTTTTACACTCTCGAATTTTTCCTTTACTTCTTCCTTTAAATTCCGAAACTTTTCGATCAGTTCATCGGATTTTTCTTTGATTTTGTCAAATTTTTCCTTTACTACTTCTTTTACTTTATCCCATATTTCTTCCGCTTTTTCTTTTACCTTATTCCAGATTTCAACAATCTTATCTTTTATGGTTGTCCATATTTCGATAGCAGTTGTTTTTATATTTGTCCATGTGGTAATCAAAAAAAGCTTTATCGCATTCCAAATCGCGCTTGCAGTAGTAGAAATGTTCGTCCACGTTTTTGTCAAGAATGACGTAATGTTATTCCAAACATTTGTTACACCTTCCTGAATAGATAGCCAACTGTTTGAAAATAAAGCTATTAGCCCGGCAAAAGAATTTGTGAAAAATTCAATTATCGTATTCCAAAACTCGCTGATTCCCAGCAGTAAGCCAGCAATAACATTTTCGCCGATCTCTGCAAAAACCGTACTCGGAGAATGGATACCTAAAAGCTCGCAAACCGCCTCGACGATATCGCTGAAAATATTGACAATCGGTGCAAGTAAAAGCCCAAAAGCAGCAGAAATACCATTGAAAAATCCTTCGGCTATATTTTTACCGATCTCTTCTCCTTTGAATGCACTCCTGAAATTTTCAAGGCACTTTTCAAATAGTTCCTGCACCCAGCTTATGTCAAAAATGGATTCAATCGCTCTCTTGCCCACTTCGAGCGGTTCGCTCAGCAGCTCGATGATTCCGTCCGCAAGCAATCCAAGTGCATTTCCAATCCCGCGTAGCAAGTCTCCGATTACGTTATCCCACGAAAACGGATCAAGAAATGTTCCTGCGATTTTGTCTTCCAGTCTAAAAAACAACTCCGCTTGCATTGCCGGATTCATGCTTTGAAAGATTGCCAGCCATGGTATTCCGGTAAAGAACGCAATAAAATTCTGAACAAAAAGACGCAATGATTCGAATGCTGCTCCTATTTTTGTAAGAGTCTGTACAATCATCGTCCCTTTTAATGCGATATCAACTGCGACAGCTGCAACCTTGAACGCAACAAGGGCTTTTGCCAGATCTTTCAGTGCATTTGTTACTCCCTCTGGTTTTACGCTGTTCAGCCACTTCTTTATTTCATCGAGTACGCTCAAAAAAACTTCACTGTTTGCAAAAGACGATATTTTCTCGGATAGATCGCGGATAAAGTCAAGCAATCCCTGACCTACTGTTTCTGCGAACGGCTCCAGATGCAACCACAAATCGGAAAGCTCCTGGCGAATTGCTGACCAGTCTATGCTTTCGTTGAACTGTTTTAAAATATCCAACAGTTCAGGCAGTCCGCTTTCGATTGTCCATTTTCCAAGCGGCAAAAGCACCTGTGCATAAAAATCTGACATCACGCCGGACAGCGCATCAAACACCGGAATCAGAGACTGCGTATACTGCGCGATCATCTCCATCAATGGCTTAAAGTTCAAACCTGCCGACCATTCCACGGTAGCATCTGCAGCCTGCCGGATATTGTAAATAATTACCGCAAAAATATCGCGGATGTTTTCCAATGTCCGCAGTCCTGCATCATTTGCGTTCCACGCTTCGCGGAAGTTTTTTGCCAGGTTTCCTACCACCAGCCCGATATCCCCAATGATATGCAGGATGTCCGCAAGCATCGCGATCGTCTCTTCCTGATTCCACATAATCAGGAAGTCCCGCCCAATGTCTTGCACAAGCTTTTTTACCTCATCCAGTGCATACTTCCAAGAGTCCATTACAAACTGGCCTTCCCGGTTCCATGCTTCTTTCAGAGGCGCAAATAATTTTGAAAAGAAATCTTTGATCTTGTCCGCCAGGTCTTTGTACTTGTTTTCAATTGGTTTTTCTTCAAAGTCGCTTCCAGTTATCCCACTTCCGGAACTACCGCCGCTGTTTTTGTCTGGATTGTTTATATTTAATTCATCAATTCCAAGAAGCGTCTGATTCAGCTTTTTGGCATTCTTGTTCGCCCCGCCGACAGCTGTTGCAAAATCATCTGCCTGCTTCTTTGCGTATATAAACGTATTTTTGCCAGTCAGCGCAGAAAAAAGCTGATTTATCATATTTACAACAGCGATGATTTTCTGGATAATAAAGTCCAATGCCGGAGCAAATGCGTTTATAATTGGAGACACGGCCGCTGCAAAAGATGCGCTTAGTTGTTTCAATGAGCTCATCAAAAGAGACAGACTCTTATTTGTCTCGTTGCTGTACTGGGACAGACCAACCATTCCCTGTTTTACACCGTCGATAACTCCACGCAACGCCATTCGGACGACCATCAATTTCAGCATCTTGCTCGTCCGCAATAGGCTTTTTGCAAGTCCTGCGCTCGACAGATCAAGACCGCCCATCGCAGATTTCAGTTTTTTCGTCGGTGCCAGAGTGGATGCAACTTTTCTAGTGAAAGAACTTAAATGCTTGTTAGCCTTGGACAACGCAGAAGCAACAGGAGTAATATTTTTGCCAAGTGTTTTTGCACCATCAGAAAGCCCTTTAAAATTAAGCTGAAATCCGCCAGACAGTGATAGTTCTTTCTGCTTATTGATAAGATCTTGGTATTCCTGTCGTAATGCAGCTAATTCTGCCTGCCTTTTCTTGAAATCAACAGTTGCTCCGTAAAATGGAGTAATAGAAGATTTTACGGACATTGATTTTGCAATGTCGTCGTATTTTCGTTTTACCTTATCAAGTTCTTTTTGGATTTCATTCATTCCATCTGTGGAAATAACAATTTTTGCACCGGAAAGAGCGCTTGTTATTTTTTCTCTTACCGACTTAATGTTTGAATCTTTTACGTCTGCATCAATTTTGGGAACCTTAATATCAAGCTGCCCTGCTTTCCTTGCGGATTCTACCTTTCCTTCGTATACATCCAACGTCTTTGATATTTGCTCGATATCGTATGCGATGCTTTGCAGCCTTTGCGTATCTACATTTGCCCCCAAATCTTGAAGCTTTTCCTGCTTGTTCAGGAGCTGTTCAAGCCTACTTTGCAGATCGCTTACCCATTTTTCCATTTCGAAAAATCCGCTGCCTTTGAACTCTAGTGCCTGCACACTTTCCAACGTTTTTTCGAAATCGGAAAGTTCCTCTGCCGCTTCTTTTATGTCGTTGCTTTTAAGGAAATCGGGTATAGGAGCTCCTTCATGTTTCATGGATCCGAGTGGCTCAACGCGTCCGTTTTCCCATTCCTTGTTTGGTTTCGATTCCGCTTTTTGCCTTTCGTACATGCGCTTGATTGCAGCATCAATATGATCCATATCTGATTCTGCCGGTTTCGCGGAAACGTTTTTTAACTGCTCCAGTGCGTTTTTCGCTTCGTTGATTCGAATTGTATATCTTTCAATTCCTTTAGACTGTTTTTCCGGGTCTGAGGATGCAAGAATCCTGTTCAGCGCATTTTGAGCACTCCGAAGCTGATTCTGCCATTTTTTTGTTTCTGCTTCTGCGTTCGACGTGTCAACTTCTGGTTTTATGTCGATACTTTTTTTGCTTATTTCAGATACCAATTTTTTGATATCTGTTTTCACTTCTGCAACTGGTTTTGCGGCTTTTTTAAATTCTCCGGCAATTTCCTCTGCTCCGTCTCTCATGCTTTCGAAAGCTTTATCACCGCGAATTTTAGAAATAACAGAAGAAAGATCCCGCAGCTTAGATATTAAACTGTCAACTTCCGAATTTGCTTTGCTTGCGTCGGACTCAATTGATACTTCCAAGGAATCTATTTCATTCGGCATTTAAACCACCACCTTCACTTCTGTTTCTTTTCAGGGTGTGCAATTTCGAAGTTCGCTTTCATTGTTTCAAGTTTTGCAACAAACAATTCTCGCTGCTTCTGCAAGTCATCTTCGTTTAGTTGTTTTCTTTTTAAAGTCTCTTCTATTATTGGGCTTTTAAAATATTCCGATTTTGCCTTTTTCCCATTCAGCAAGTGGTCTAAGGCAGTGTAAACAGCAGACAATGTGTACTGATTATTCAGCCACAACATGTAGTCCTGCCGTTTTAGTTTTTCGTTGTACCCGTTTGAGATAGCCTTGATAATTCTAGGGTTCATTTTCCAAAAATCATTCCAGGAAACGCCCATAGAGTATGCTATTGGGAACCACTCTTTTTCAAAACGTTCTCTTTGTGAATTGTACTTTTTCCCGTTTTGAAATTTTTGATTTAGCCCGCCTGATCGTTCGTTTCCTGGCTCTGGCTGAGGCTGCGAAAAAAATCAGATTTTTTCATTTCCTCTGCCATAACGTCCATGATATCCTTAAGGCTTCCACCGTTAATCATATGGGCTTCCATTTCTTTTCCGGCGAACTCCGTACCTCTTCCGGTGCACTTTGCGAAATATGCTCTTAACATAGACATAGGTTTTTCACCTGCTCTCTCAAGAGAGACTCCCATGTCTTCCAGATCGCAAATAAAATTGAAATCAAACGGAACTGGTGAATAAATTTTGTTGTTAATTTTAAATGTTTTCATTTTTTATTACCTTTCAAAAAAAGACGGGGCGCTTGCCCCGTCAAGTTCTTATGCGAATGCAACCTTTGTTTCCATTCCTTTGTACTCTTCAATTATCAATCCCATTTCCACGGTAAGCAGCTCGTTCTGAGCAATCTCCGGAGCGGGAATAGCTGTCGGCGGTTCTGCAACTACAAAAAACGCATCGTCAAATCCTGGGATAATGGTCTCGAACCACATGCGTTTTCCGCCGTTAAGTGCATTGTAAGCAGTGATAACGCTGCTCCATTCTTCTTTTGTTTCTGATGTAAAGTTGACAGTCACAGGGAAGGAACCGCCTGTATCGCCACGTCCTCTGACGTATCTCGATACAAGGTCTTCTACAGCCGATGCATCAATCTGCTCGTTTTCGATTGTAATGCCGCCTATTGCATTTATTCGATGCAACTGAGTAAATGTTGTTGGCTTTTCACCAGCTGTCGTCTCTGTCCCGTAACCGAATGTAATCCCAAGCGTGGAAATTCCAGCTTCCATAAGTTACCTCCTTTTTGTCAAAAAAATAAGAGCTTTTCAGCTCTTAATTCAAAATGTCACTTGCTCCAACAATTCTTTTTGCTCGAAAAGTGGAAGCTCTTATATCGTTTGAAACACTGTAAAAAACGTTCGATATTTCAAATCCATATTTTTTAAAAAATAAAACAGAATAAGAAGTAAGTTCTTTCAAATTCTGCTTTTTCCCTTTGTACGTAATATTTACCTGCATTGTTGTGCGAATTGCATTGATCGAAGTCCCTTCGATGTCTTTTCCGGTTTCCGACATTGACATCTGGCGAAGCAAAATTGTAGGGAAAATCGGATTTCCGTCTTGTTCCTCGTCCTGTGTAATGTTCATGTCTGGGTATTTCTCAGAAAAGTGCTTTCTCAGAAAGAATGAAAACATGGTAAATATTGTGGTTTCAAAATCCATTGCCCACATGTTGTTATTATCCATTTCCAAACACCTTCCTTGCGACCGAAACATAGTTTTCGATAATTTCCTGACTCGCTTTTAAAACGGGCATAGTTGCTTCCACGCCATGCGTTAACACCAATTGACCATCATCATCGTAATACCCCCAGACTTTTCGCTGTCCATGTCCTGCGCCATAAGAGCCTATCAGAAAGCCGAACTCCTGACCTATAGGGTGTGGGCTTGCTCCTGCAGACCCATTGTAATAAACGCCAGCCCCAAATTCGATAAACAGAAGTTCTTTTCCTTCTACGACAAGTTTTGCACGGGAGACGTCCCCGAACGATTCCATTTTCACATAACTGTAATGGGATGTATCAGAACCGCTTCTGACCCCATTTTCGTCATATGTATAGTTGGCCGCGCCCATGTTTTCGTCAATAACTGGTATTCCAGACTCTGCCAATGCTTTTACAAGTTCATCTGTTTTTTTTCGCAAATATTCCTTATATTTTCGGAGCTCTTTTATTGCAATATCAATCGATTTAGGGGACAGCCCTATTGTGATGTTATGTCTTGCCATGTCAAACCTACTTAACGTTTTTTTGGAGCAAAAACAAGTCGACCGTCAATCCTTCGTCTGCAACTCCAATAACTTTATAGTCAGCGGACTTTGGGTCTGGTCTAAGATTTTTATGCGCCACAGAAGATTTTTTCCAAACAAGGCTGCCAACCGTTAGAGGCAGCCTCCCTTTATCAGACGCAATCTGCACGTAATTTGTGGATTGGTCTATCCCGAATTCTTTCATCAACGCTTCGCTTAGCTTGTTGCTTATATTCGCAAAAAATTTGACCGGCTCTTTATATGCGGTTTCTGTTTCGCCTGTAATAACCGGTACGGGTTCGCCATCAATGACAATGTATTTAACGTCCCCGTTTTCGTCCAATTCGTACACGGGTCCTCTTCCATTCGGAAGCGAATACAACATTTTTTGTTTATTTATGTCAAGCATCTTCTTTAATCTCCGGAAGTCCGGCTATACTTGTCAAAATAGATAAGCATCCTGCGAGAACTGACGCAGACGCTACCATAACCCAGTTTACGTCTCCAATGACCGCCGCCGTTCCGATTGTAGCAACTGCTGTCTGTGCGCATGTTTTAACAGCTCGCACTGCAGCCGCCTTCATCCACTTCATACCGTATTCGCTCATGGTGTTGCCTCCTTGTTATTTAATCGTGTTTCGATACCATCTATGCGGTGATGCGCCGATTTTACAGACGCGTCAAGCTCTACGATTTTTTCGCCGTGTGCCTGCACGTCTTTTTTTACGGCTGAGATATCATATTTAATATCTGCCGTGTTCTTGCTTATGATATCGAGTTTGCAATTTAACTCTGCATTCTCCCTTGCTCTGCTTTCGATATCTTTTGTGTCTGTTCGTTTGTCCCCACGAATAGAAAAAATCATAGAACAAACGCTAAATACAATCGAGAAAGAAAGTGCAACAAGGCTTATGATGTTTGCTATCGTCATTTTTACCGCCTTATAATGTTTATTTCGCACACTACCCTCCACCTCTCAATGTGTGCGGCCTGCTGCCATAATGCAACGCACAATCTTCTATGTATTACAAGATTTTTACAAACGGATAAATACCAGCAAACAACTCCTCTCTGTCTTTCCAGCTCCTACTTACGCCATTCTCCGAATAAGATGCCATGTATGACTCTCCTGCCTGAGAACGGTCGTAAACAACCAGATTCACAATATTTCCTTCGTACTTTTTCATATCCATTTCTATTTTTTCTTCTGTATAGCTATCTGGATACATTTTCCTTGAAACAATTTCCTGTTTTACCTGATCGATAAGCTGCTCAAGAAGTGGGTTGTCCTCCTTGCTGTCGAACACGACTGTGTCAGAATTTTCTGCGCTTTCAATATGGAATTGCTTTAATCGTATTTTTACCTGTTCCAATATTGAGTAAGCCATAAAACCCTCCTACAAATCGAAAATCTTCACAAAATGTTCCTTTATCGCGCTTCCTGTCATGGAATCTGCGTTTTCAATTCCATACTTCTTCGCGAGCGCTCTAAGATCGTCGACTTTCATCATGTTTATTTCTGTTTTTGTTTTCCGGAATTTTTCTGGATTTATTCCAGAGGCAGACACTTCCGCTTCCGGAATAAACTCACCTGCTTTGTACCATTTTCCGTTTCGCTTTACTGTGTATTCAGCAATCATTTAAGCCTCCTAAGCGACTTTCATAACCACAACGCTGTCCATTCCTTCAAAGGTAGGGAGACCGATCATTGACACTATGCAATGCGTATTGATCGGATGATTGGTTGCATATGTGTATACAGAAATACCAGTTTCTACGATAGACAGATTGCCGTCTGTAATACTTCCGCTTCTTTCTTCCGGAGTCTTTCCGAATACATAATCTCCCAGGTAAACGCCGCCAGACTGTGCGGAAATAATACCGGTTGGTACAAAATACTTTGTCTTCCCATCTGCAGGGTCTACATAAAGCTTGTCGTAAACCTCGATTTCAATTCCGTATCCACGCAGATATTCCGTTACCTGCGCCTGCTGCAGCCTGATTCCACCGTTATAAGCAGTAATGCCAAGAACCTGTTTCTTTGTATCTTCTGCCTTCAGAACCATTTCCCAGGTTTCCGTGTTCATCGTGAATCGTGTCAATGAATAACCGGTTTTCTTTGCAAACGTTCTTCTTTCTTCGATCAGGTCATCTAACGGTGTCGCAGTTGCCGCTTCAGACCATTTATCTGTATCACTGCCGGAAATATCCACGAAGTGATCTGCTTTATGTGCTGTTCCGCCGTCGCTTGTATACTCTACTGTATAACTCTTACTCCCGATTGTTACAGGAATTTTCGGTACACCGTCCGACGGTGCCAACAGATTCCAAATCTGTCGTTCCGGCACAACCATTGCGCCTTCGATAAGCATCATTGGCTTCTTGCTGATCTCACGGAGTACCTGATTTGCAAGATTGGTATTCTCTGCGCTTCTGTAATTGTCATACTCCTGCTCTTCTTTTTCTGTTACCATATAGGATTCGCGGTAAAAAGGCATTTCGTTCTGGATGTCGGAGAACCCGCCAACATCTCTCAGTTCTGCCTGCGCATCAAAGTTAGATGCTTTCAAGGATACAGGAAGTCCACTTTTCCCCTTAATGAATCTCAGCTCCAGAGAATCCTGTTTTCTTGTGCCGAATTTCTGTCTCCCGAGATACGGTGCGGAGCCAAGTGTTTTTTCGTAATTATTCCACATTACGCCAAGGCTTCTGGCTGTAAATGCTTCGGATAAAGGTAATGCCATCCTTAATTTCCTCCTGTTTTTTTAATCAAAAAAAGTAACTCTCGGGGTTGCAGCCTTTGCTGTTGCCTCAACAGTTACTCCATTTTCAGTCAGTTTTTTGTTGTCGATAGATCCCTGATAAACATAAGTGCCGGGAGCATCTCCCATCGTTACATCCACGTCCTCCAGCAGATATCCAACGCATTTATTGTCGTTGCTAGGGAATGGTGTACCCGCCTTTACGATCTTATTACCATTTCCATCCGGACTTGATGCCATCGTCTGCGGAACGATGCACGCCGCCCCTTCATATGGGAAAAATTTTAAAATACCCCTTTTCTGGGTGAAATCCCTTTCGATTGGTTTGCCCATTTTAACCTCCTTAAATCACATAATGATTCTGTGCTTCTGCTGATGCCGCCTGATTTCCGAAGGAGATCAGTTCTGCATTCTCAACATCGGCTGTTTTTTCTTTATTTCCGCCTGCTGGCCCACCATTCGGAACAGCTGCGCTTTTTGCGATTTCCTGTTCCTTTGCTTGCGCAGACGCAGTTTCTTTTTCGGAGATAATTTTCCCGAGTTCAGAATAATCAAGACTTCCGTCGTCTTTCACTACCGTCTTTGCCTGCTCTGCCGTAATTTTAAAATTCGTCATAGCAGATTCTCTCTGATCTCTGATTGCATTGTTTTTCTGTAAAACAGCAATCTGCTTATTCGCTTCTTCCAAGGCTTTGCTTGCTTTTTCAATCTCGGAAAGATTTCCAGATTCAAGCTCGTCGATTTTTTTTTGCAGCTCATCTGCCTTGCTCGCTTTTTCTTTATAGCCAGAAGCTTTCTCCTTTTCTCTTGCTACCTCGGAATTGTTCTGGTTTAAAAGTGCTGTAATCTGATCGTCTGTCGCATCCGGGAAAAGCTTAATTACCTGTTCTCTTGTCATAAAAAATAACCTCCAATAACTCACATTTTTGTTTCCGCAGGTCGTTCCTGCAAAGTTTTTATTTGCTATTTACCGCATAGCTGCTTATAAAAAAGAAAAGCCGCCATATTGGCAGCTTTAACTTCTTTCATATTTAACTACGCACCGGCAGTTTACTATTTCCTCTGGGTGCGCCCCAAGTGAATAATCTTTCGGAAACATCATTTCAGAATTTCCAACCTTAAAAGAATCGAATATTCCAATCTTTTTTCCGTCCACTTTTACATGTGTATGTCGGACTTTTTTGTCCTCTTTGGTCTTCCAAACTTTGTACTTAAACCCATGACGTATTGCGTCCTTTTGATTTATGTAATTTCCAATTACGTTTGCTTCATTCGCTGCAATATTCATGGATTTCAATCTGCATGTATCCGCGTTATAAACAAAATTTTTTTTTACAGAATCAATGATCTGCTTTGTAATATAAGCGGAATACGTAACAATGTACGTTGGCGTTTCTTTCGAAGAAATGTATTTTCTGCAGATTTCGCAATACTTTTCCTGAATATATTTGTATACGCTTTCGATGTCTGAATCTGTAAGAAGATAAAACATAATAAAAAAAACATCTTCCAGCTCTTTTGCAAGCTGTTTGCGCTTTTCCTTTTCTTCTTCCGAAATGTCCATTTCTCCGAAATACTTATCATATGAAATGACGTTTAATTCGTCATTTTTTAATCGTATTCCCGCCATTTTCTTTATTCTGTAATCTCTTCAAACCCGCTGTTTATCAGAATAGCCTTAACCTTTTCCTTTAACAGCCTTGGGCATCTCTGATACATTTTCTTTGCTTCTTCAATTGTCTCCTGAGACATAATTTCCTGCGCCCATAACATAGCCATCATAATTACCATCCTTTCTAAGCATTTAAGCATATACAATCTCCGACATTTCCATTAAACACTGTGTTAGCATCTTGTTTTGGTCTTGTAACTCTGCAATTTTCTCTTCTGCGCTCCGTTCTTCCTGATCCACCCAATCCAGATATTTACTCGGATTCTCTTTTACTTTCTCTAGGTCTATTCTGCCTTCTCTTGTCACAATTTCTCTGTAGTCGCATTCCCACACTGTCTGTGGGTCTTGCGTTTCATCATACACGGTTTCTGTCCACTTCCCGTTTACGGCAATAAATATATATATTTTGCCGGAATCAGAAACACACCTAACGCTAGGCTGCTCTGAATCGAACCTTGCTTTCACGCGATATCACTCCTTTGCAAATGTGTATTATTTTGCTTGTATTGTATTTCTTTTTTATATTATGGCTTTCTGTGTTGTCTAGGATTCCTTTGTATGACATGCACTTTCTTGCAAGCCACAGCGGCACATTCTTACTTTGCTTTATAAGTGCAAGCGCATTTTTGTACGCCCTACGAACGCGTAGGAATACGCGCCGCCTGATCGTAGTGTGTTGCCTGTATATGCGCACTCCCATGATGTCGATAAAGTGTCCGTCATCTTTGCTCTTGCTAACTGTTGTAAAAACCGACCAGCTGTCTTTGATTTCCAGGCCCATTTCTTTAGCCTTTTGTATTATCATATCCATCGCTTTATGGATATCACTTGCGTTCGTGCCAAGAATCAGCATATCGTCCATGAAGAACAGCTGGTGCTTTACAAGGTTAATCCGCTTCTTCGTTCCATTTCTTTTCTTTCTTACACGGTACATTTTTTCGGCTACTGTGTGATATACCTGAGATAAAAATAGGTTGCAAAGATATTGGCTCAAATACGATCCAATGCTCAATCCTGTGTCAAACGTCATTACCAGGCGCCTTATCAAGCCAAGTAGTGGCTTGTTTTTAATGCGTTTCTCCAAAAATTCCAACAGCTTATTCCTGTCTATTGACGGATAGCACTTTTTTATGTCGCATTGTCCTGCGTATCTGATATTCTTGTTTCGCATCCAGCGTTTTATCGCTTTAATCCCGTATGATTGGCCTCTTCCTTTCAACGCCGCGCATTGGTATTCTCCAATTCTTTTCAGGATGTCTCCCATAGCTTCTACGGCGATATAGTCATATATCTGCTGTTTGATGTTTTGAATTCCGATTCTCCGCACCTTTTGACTGGACGCGTCAATTTTATTCTTGTACCATATCGGTTTAAATTTTATGTTATTTTGGATAATTTCTTCACGCACACCGTCAATTACCATTTCCACTAGGGGTTTCAGTCCCTTTATACCAAATTCGTTCAGCACTCTCCGTATAAAATCTGCCGGAAGTCCAGTGTACTCTGCAAACATCCTGTGCACATCGTTTCTTTTGTATTTCTTCTTGAGACACTTATACACCGCTCTTTGTATCAGCTTTCTATCGGTGATATCGACCTTTTTACAATACGTTTTCATTTTTCGATTGTCTTTATAAGGGCTTTCGGTTTTTACTACTAACCCCGACAAGCAGGCGTTCCCTGCCTATCCTTACTCCTTCCTTTGTGAAAGTTTTAGTAGGTCTATAAAAAGTATTTCGGGCATCTGCCCAAGAGCCTTTCGGCTACACTCTTTACGAGTGCGAAATACGACGCAAATATTTTTTGTTTGTAAATTAACAATTTCAGCCGAGGTAGTTCCAGTTCGCCCTGTCGAGCCTGTTCCTGCAATTCACGTACACAGAGCCAGCATTCGACCCATTCCTGAGATTACCGCGCGCGCCGTAAGTCCTTTTAATTGTTCCGGTCGTATCAGGGGCGATCCCCTCTTTCCTTTGGAAATTCACCCCCCGACGACCTAATTTTAATCGCAGCCGAGGGAGCGCCAGTCCGCCCAGTACGCTCCGCCGAGCCCGGCCCAGCAAGAAACGAACACAGAGCCGGCATCCGACCCAAGCCCGAGAAAACCGCGCCCAGGATCCTCTCTGGTTCCAGATGTGCTTTTGCCACCAGCGGAGCATCTGTCGCCCCAGCCTTGCGAATCGCTTGCTCCGACGGTCTTTGCAAACCATGAGCACGTTTCCACATCAACGCCGATGTCGCCAATCCAAAAATCATTTCCCTCGTTTCCGGGGATATTGCCGATTGGTTTGTAGGTGCTCTTGATCGTCGCTTCGTCTTTTACATGTTTAACCCCTCTCGGCGCAATATATACATCTTTGCTGTAGTCCTCTTTAAATATCATAACCGAGTCTGCGTATACGACATAACCGCCAACCGAGCATTCCAGACCCATTACCCTAAACGGATGCTTGCCATCCGTGTTGGATGTCATTGATCCATCGTGTTTCCCGATTACTTTGTCTGTCGTGCCGCTCCGCCAGTGCATCGACGTTAAAATTATCTGCGCATTTACGTCGTCACTCAACGTAACGGGGATTGTGGTAAATCCATCCTCCACGTCCAGATACACAGCTTTGTTGTTTTCGTCCAGATCCTCGATCCTCATCACTTTAACATCGTCAGCATACTGGTGGATCGTCGCGTATCTCCTGTCGTTAGTTACCGTGTTATCTGTGTTTTTAGCTCCGTATCCAACAGAGACGTAACCCCCAACAATGATTTGCGCCGCCTGATTGTTTGCAACCGGGAAGTAAGTTTCTTTTGTGCTTCTTTCTATCGACGCCGTAATCTGGAAATTGTAGTTCGTTGTTCCCTTGAAGGTTTTCTGTTCGTTTTTTGTAGCGTACTTGATTACGTCGTACAAAATAACGTACATGTTTCTTTCTTTTCCAGCTCCCCAGCAACCTTTGCCTTTTTTTTGGTAGTTGTCTATCATGTTGTTGTAGCACTGGTTTCTTGCTGGTTTTGAGTTTTTGAATGATCTCAGTAGACCATCCGCTCCAATACCGCTTACGTATTTGCTGTGGATTACATAGGACGCGTAAGTTCCATCTTCTTTTCTCGCCGTTTCCCATGGGATCAGCCCATAGTCATCGTTTGGCGTGTCCGATAGCGTCCAGATATGCTTCCCATCTTTCTCAATAACCGACCAGTACGGAGTCATTGCGATAACTCCTACGTCAACAGTGCTGTCGTTTTTGTATCCGTTTCCCCATCCCTCAATTGCTGTAGGGATCTTGCGCCCGTAGTCATCCGTGACGTAATTGCAGTTGTACCAGTTAAAAATACCGATACCCTCATAGTCGTCTCGACCTTCTAAAGTATCAGTTGAAGGTTCACACACCTTGTCTTTGTTGGCAAGCGTTTTTACACCGTCCGATGTTGGGTTTGTCTCTGTTAAATACAGCTCCGTCTGGTAAACTTTTCCGTTTCTCATCGATCCGAAAAATGCGTCCATGATTCTTTCGTCAATGGTGCTGCTTACCTTTTCTCCTGCTTTCTTTATCGCATCCCCTGTGGCTTTTGAATCCGCCGGAACTCCATTTTTTGACAAGGTCTTATCAGTTTCTACAGATACGGGATTTTTAATAAGATATTCTTCCACGGCCTGCTTAATCTGTTCGTCGGTTGCCCCAGAATTCTTCTTTATTAGATTTTTTAGTATTGCATATACTTCGTTTGCTTCCATTCTCCGGCATCGCTCCTATAGTTCATACCAAGTTTTTGTTGTTTTTTCGAACTTATAAAACCTTCCCGTGTCAACCATTAAGCAGGAGCTACCTGTTGCAACATATGTAGGAAGCTTTGCGACGTCCTTTTGCAGTCCTTCATAACTTCTGATATTGCCGGAAAATTTTATGCATATGATGCTTCCCATGTCGGGGACGTCTTCACCAGCCATATACGTAACGCCGTCCTGAACGACATTGTTTTCATACTTCATTCTCTGGCTCCTTTCCAGGATCGTTATTTACGCTTTTTGTATCGGCTTTTTCCGCTACGTCGTAAATCGTCTTCCACAAATTATCAATATATGGTTTCGATAAAAGGAATGTTTTTTCGGAATCCCCCCAAAGTCCGACTGTTTTAATCGCGACAAGTGGATGAATACCAGACTGTAACAGCTGGTAGAGTGTCTGCGACTTCGTATACATGTTGTCCTGTGGGCTGTGGTTAATTTGCACATCAAAATCCCTAACGGAAAGTTTCAGGTCAATTCCTGCCATCCTGAGTACATTTAACGCAACAACCGCTAATCTCTTTTCTGCTGTTTTTACAATTGGATCTTTTAATTTTGCTCTTGTTTTCGAGAAGTCCCAGCCGTTGCGAAGCTGAACCGCCCCCTGCGTGTCGCCGCCAGTGTTGCTCTGCTTTGTTGGTATTGCCAAGATGGAAAGTGCATTATCCCACAGGTCGTCTTTCGCAACCTGGCATTGCGTCTGATTAAGCTCTTGAGTAATCAGGTCTACATCCGACTTAAAATCCTTATTTATGGACTTCACTACAAATGCATGTTCCATTTTCATTTTTTCGAACTGTTCCGCGTCTATTTCGCAGTTTACGAATTTTACAAACGACTGTATAAACTGCTCAACGCCGTCCATACGGTTTGACTGCATCGTATTTACCGCATCAAGAATAGACACAACAAGTTCTATGTCCGATATCCTCTCGTGATTGTTTGGATATTCGACAATCGGTATTTCTCCGTATGTGTGAAGCTTTGATTCTACAACTGTGCTGTCAACTACTTTAAAAGACATCGTATCGGAAAATGCCATCTTGTAATATTTTCCATTTTCGTCTTTTAATTCCTGAACAGCAAGCATGGGTTCCTCTGTGCTTTTGCTGTATATCACAAAAGTATTTAAAGGATTAGGTGCTACGATACGGAATGGTACGTCTCCGCTTTTCGGCTGAATCGCTTTGAATGAAGTTCCGGTTGCAGACTGCCACTCGCCCGCTTTTACGTCTTTTTCCTGCTTGTTTGCATCTGCCATAAAGTCGTTCAGGTCGTCAACCGCTTTATTTATTTTTTCGTCGTCTTTTCTGCTTATAAACTGTATCGGTTCTCCGTATGTCTGCCCTACCTTGAACTGCACAATTTCGTATGCGTGATTCTCTACGACTTTATTTATAATATCCTCATTTGATATTTTAGTTCTGTAAAGAACCGGCTGATCTCCTTTGTAATACTTCCAGAGATATTTTATGGCAGGCTTGTTTTTGTAAAAACATCCGATGCAATTTCCGATTATGTCAACAACATTTTGTGAATTTATTTCTGTAGCGTCCGTGTACGCTATTTTTCTTCCAAAATCCCCGTTCACTAAATCGTTAAATCCGATTCTGTTCATATTTAAACACCTACCAAATCGTTGTACCAGAACTTGTATTTCTTTTTGGGACACGCTTATTCTCAGTAATTCCGGTGTCTACGTGAAATAGTACAAGCCGCCTGCATTTCCTGCATTCCACAATTATATTTATCTTTGATTTTCCGTCGTATCGTGCAACTCTTCTTTTGCATTTCGGGCAATAAACAAACTGTGAATGCATAACCTTAATCTCCGAAATAAAAAAAGCGCTGCATCCGCAACGCTTCTCTTAACTGTTTCTTTTCATTTTACATAATAGCACTTTCACATTAGGACATTCTAGGACATGTTTTTATATTCTTCCCCATACATTTTATCAAATGCCAATAACGCTTTCCCGTGTAGTCTCGTTATCTGGCGGAATGAATATTGCATATCAATTGCTATTTTTTCAAATGTTTTGTTTTCGACATACCTAGAAAACAATACGCAATAGAAGGTCTCTTCTTTAATTCCTTCAATCTGCGATATAATTTTATTCTTTAACTCAATATATTCAAATATCAAGCTGTTAAGTTTATCTTCTTCTTCGTCAATTCTGACAAACATTTTTCCTATTTTGTCAAAGTCCGGAGAAGTTTGCACCCTCTCTTCTGTATCTATCGCAGAAATATTTATCGCAATCTCTTTCAGCTGTGCAATCTCAGAAACCTTATTTTTTATCATTCTGTTAATTCTGCTTACCTGACCGAGATATTCTTTTGCTTGCATATATCAATACCTCCTAAACGGATTTCTTACAGCTTCTACTCTTGCGACTCTTTCTCCTTTTGTTACTCTTAATGCAAAGTTTGAAAATACATCTGGCACGTCATCCAATTGCTTTTTACCAGACACAGAATACCTCTCCAGTAACGACATCATTATTCCGTATGGTTCTTTCGGTGAGTACATGCTTTTGTCTTTGAACACGATGTGCTGCAGGATCCAGTTTGAACATTGGAATATTCTAGCCTCTTTATTGGTTTCGGTTGGAGTATCGGTTATATTACAAACCCACCCCATTCCTTCAACACGCTTATTCACTTCCATAGCGACTCTGTCTCCGCCTGCATTACGTTCAAACTCGCATTCCTGGACTTTGTTGTTAAAAAGCATATTTGCAGCATTCTCGTACTGTATCTCGTAATCCGCTGTATTATCACAAACGCAGTCAACACAGTAATAATCTTCTCCGTATTTTTGCAATACCGGCATTACAAAAAAGTCTGTGCCCTTTCCTTTCGTGTCGCACTGTGCCGTTATAATTTCCGGTTCTCCATGTGGTAGATTCAAATACCTTCTGACTTTATCGTCAGGAAATACAAGACCTTCTCGCTCAATCGGCTCCTGTTTGTATAAGCATCTGTAAGATACATCATCCATTAAGAGCTGCTGATCTTCGAAAAACTCTTTTGTAAAACCGGAAAATTCATAATCAAAATTACTTTCTCCTGTTACCGGATCGACATCAGGAACTGCAATTACCTTTACGCGGTCATTGCCTTCGTACATGTTTTGCAACCGTCCTATAACGTCATGCACGCTCCACCTTGTAGCAATATGTATTTCCTTGCAATTACGTCCGTCCGTATCCTGTATTTTTCTTTGTCTTGCATCTACTGAGTATTTGCTCCAAAGCTTGTCTAGTATTACAGGGTTCATCGCTTCTTCAATTCCGCCGATCATGTCATCAACAAGTAAAAACTTCGATGCTCTTACTTTACCTGCATTTTTGCTTCCAACAGACGTGCATTGAATGGACGGAAATGGTTTGTATTTCCCGATGTTGAACTGTTCCATTTTTGCGTCTGTTCTTGTAACCCTAAGAGACGGGAATATTTCCCCCCATGTATACTCGTCCGCATTGGTTACAATATCAAGCACGCCGTCATAGAACATTCTTGTGATGTCTCCGCTGTGGGAATAAAAAAGATTAAAGTCTTTCGGATACCACCCGATTAAGCCAGCTGCAAAAAATTTTTCGCAACTCGTTTTTCCGGTTCCGGGTGGCAAACTTATGCATAAAATATCGTACTCATCATCAATCATTCCCTGCAGCGCATCCACAAGACCTATTTTTTTAAGCTGTTTCCTTCGTGGCATATAGAACCTATCTTTAGGTAATCTATTTTTCTCGATATACCGGAAAAAACTGTCTACGACCTTATTTTGCGCTTCCAGAAGCAATATCCCGTAATACAGTTCCAAAACGTCGAACGGATTTCCGTTCTCAAAGGAATATTTTTCCAGCTCCCACACAGTCCCGTTTGTCTTTTCAAGTATGTATTTTTCTGCAATTTCTTTTGCTCGCCTTGTAATTTTTAACCCAAGCGGAACATTCTTTTCGGAATTGATTGCGATACTCGCCGCCTCGGAATAAGCGTTTATTACTTCAAGTGTTATTCCATAATTCCTGATATAGTTTTCGTAGCTTTCTAGCGCTTTTTGCAATTTTTCAGACAAAAAAACACCTCTACTTTCAAAAGCAGAAGTGTTTTAAACTCCTGCCTATAATTTTTCTAGGTTAGCGGCAGCGTCTACACACTGTCGGTTTCGAATTCATTTTTAATGGGCACTCTGGGGCTCGAACCCAGGACAAGCCGCGTATAAGACGGATGCTCTTCCAGCTGAGCTAAGTGCCTTTGTGCGTTTCGGTCAAGGTTACGCGCCTAAACAAACGGAGGAGAAGGTAATCGGGGAGTAATTCTTGACCGCATTTTTTATTTCGTGTGGATATCCGCCATCAACACACTAGTTTGGAGCTACCAAACCTCTGCGGTATCACGGAATCGAACCGTGTAAGAAATGCGATTCTTAGTCCAAAACATACCGCCGCTCAAGCATAGTGGGAAGATGCTCGAGCAATACCTGCCGGGCGATTTGACTCGCCCTTTTGTCAGCTCTTGCTAGCAGGTGGAGTAGACATACAATGGGAATGAAAACGTATCGGGATTTAATCCCGAAGAAGAATGCCGGTATTGATCCGGTGTAAAGACTTTCTCTTTCATTCTTCACCTAATAGCTGCATCGCTTTGTTGATGTACCAATCGGATTTTTCCATATCTTCTTCGTAGTTCCCCTTACTTCCAGCACGGTATCGGTATTTCCATGCGTTACATTTGCAGAAGGCAATTACAGCTTCTCTTCCGAACATCGCAATCATTTCGTCAATACATTCATGTTTTCGGTTTGTATAATGTTTTGGGTGGTTTACATTGTCAATTGGTTTTTCCACGTTCTCTTTCCTCCTGATGTATCAGCTGGCAGCACACCATTTCGGACACTCTCATTCGTTCTCTTCGGATACCGTGACCGTCTTTAAATAATTCGCACTCAAGCACCTTGCCGCAGTACTGGCATTCATCGTTGATTTTCTTTCCGCAAATCTCCATTAGATATCACCATCTTTTCGATGCATGGATTTTTCGGCTTCAAACCCATCCGGATACCTGGAGCGTAGTTTTTCGACGTTCATCTGCATTATTGTTTCAAGATCGTATCCGATTCCCTGCGCAGTAACCGCAATATACCATAAAATATCGCCAAGTTCCTTTGCAAGATGGAGGTAATCGAGGTCATGTCCATGGAACGTAGCCTTTTTCACCATGTCTATTGCTTCTCCGGCCTCTCCGTTCAGTCCCATTACTCCGTTGAGAATGAGGTTTTCTGAAGTAGCCGCGCACACATCGCTCGCCGTTCTCATTGCTTCTTTTTGGTACTCGTTAAATGTCATTGCTTCCATCCTCCATTTCGTCATATTCCTCCGTCTTTTTTGCAAGCGCTCCAGTGAAGAATATCATCGCTTTCAGGAACACGGAAATGATAACCATAAGTCTTAAATAAGACGGAGCCCTGATCACCCATAAAATATACATAACCGCGATATCTGTAAACATTTATTTCGCTTCCTCCACTCTTATGCAGTCATATCTTTCAGAGTTTATCGTGTTTTCCATAGCTTCAACTGGATTATATCCAAGATTCTGCAGAATCTGCTTGAATACTGTGGCAGACTGCCCACTGGCAAGCTGCACTCCTTTGCGACTATGATCTGCATGAAATGTATCGTGTCTGCTATCAACATTCCAGAAAATAATATTTGGAATCACGTACCCAGATTTATGGAAACTATTTGCCATTTCATCGTAAAAAATCCATTCTCTATTTCCGCAGGAATCAATTTCCATGTCAGAGATAACAACAATCGCTTTTGGCATCTCCTCCTGCGGTATGCTATGTCTTTCGGCAATTTCTAAGACTCTTTCAAACGCAGCCCGCAGGTCCGTGTTATTCCCCCAGTTTGCTCCGTTTACGTTTCGTATCTTTTGCCCGAGCGTTTCTCCTCTTAGTAATACCGTTTTTGGATCACCGGAAAACGTCATAAACAGGTTGTGATATGCTCCGGCATTTCTCTCTGCAAAATAGACCGCCAATCCAATTGCTGTTGCCAATGGCCTTCCATACATGGACCCGGACACATCCGCCATGACTAAAACGTTTGTTCCTTTCTCCACATAATCCGGTAATGCTTTCCACTGGGCTTCAAGTACTTTATTATTTTCTTTTCCATAAAGGATTTTTTCAACAATATCGTATGGGAACAGCGTTGAGGCGTTGATCTTCACCTCCCCATTTTCTGCCTTGTTGATAAATTCTCCAAACCTATCGGCATCATGCTTCGTAAATGCCTTGCGGTAAATCATCATCGCACGGCTCGGAACTTCTGGGTATTTGATTTCGTTCCATCTTCCGGTGGACATAAAACTCTCAACAACGCCGATCCGTTTTCTCATGTTGCGCACAATGCGCTTAAAATTGTAGACCGGATAGCCGAGTTTCTGTGCCGTAAGGATGCCGAGCTTTCTTGTGGCAATACTACTTGCGTCTGCGGTCTTAATCCACTTTGCAAGCATGGAAATTGCATTTCCGGCATTCAGGTTTTGCAAATCTTCCTCAAACTGTTTCTTCATGGCAGCCCACATATCATCCTCTAACGGAGTTCCGACTAGAGAATACATGTCATCATATCTTCCGAATACTCCAATCAAATCAAGGTTCGGCCTGAGTGCTTCTGGATGTTTCTCTGCCATGTAACGGATAATCGTTCTGAAGGTCTTTCTTTCTCCCAGGCCTCCACGAATATCTCTTGCATAGAACGCAATCTTTGTAGCAAAAAGGGAATCCTGATTGTATGCCTCTGCGAACAGTGTTTCGATTCTGTTCTCATCAGCCTCTCTCAGCGATCCAATTGTGCCAAACAAATCCAATCTGGGATCTCCGGTGGTACTCAATGCCACTGCGTCATTTTCTGTTCGAGTAAGTTTTGCGTCTCCCCTCATTGCTTCTGCAAAATTCATGTTTTCCTACCTTTCCAGGACTCACATTTACGGATTTGAACCGTTCGCATATTGTTTTTCAGACAATTTTCTTAATCATTATGATTGCTGCAGGAGTCCCATAAATTTGATTCATGACCACTTTCCATTAGCCACGTCCAAAGATCGCAGCCTTTTGATTTTGCATAATCAACGATTTTAATTTTGCCGTTGTGGTCACTTAAAAGCTATTTCAGGATGCTTGTGGTTTTATGATTAGCAGTCATATCCATTTTATTGCTGTAAGCATCCAAAAGTTGCCCAGATGGGAATTGAACCCATAATCTTATTTGCTGTTAGAAACACGTTTTACATGTTTCACCCGGTTTGCCATAACCGGAAATCTGGGCAATATTTTGCAGGCTCAGTGCGAAAAGTTCCTGATTTGATGCCGATAACTTCCATTCGCTGTGTTTATAATACGGCCACCTGCTTTGCCTACCGGAACACTAAACCAACTGTCAGACAGTCAGCGATATTCTCAGCAGCGTCGGAGAAGTAGGAGTTGAACCTACAGTGTTTACCCCGATGGGAACGGTTTTACAGACCGCCGCAGCACAACCGGTAGCTGCCTTTCTCCGTCTTTAATTTTTTTGTTGCTATTGCTTCATCGTTTGTGTAGTATGTATTTGTGTTGCCAGTAGGGCTTTTTTGTTTTTGGGGATATTTTGGGGGCTTAGTCGGCCGGCGCCTGGTGCCCCGTGCGACCCCCCTCCCCCGTCTGGTCATTAGGTCCCGGTCTCGCAGCTCTCAGCGTACCGGATCCCATCTTGACTCAATTCTAAATTGTTTCAATTTCCCGCTCATTTTCTACAATTCGTTTCAACTATGCGTTAAATTAATGTTTAGTGAATAGTTGGTACCCTGAAACCCGCTTAAATACAGGCTTTTAAATTGTGTCAAATTACACACAATTTAATCTGTATTATGTAAACCGTTTACAAGTAAGTTATCTGACAACTCCGCTTGTTTTGGAGCGTTTAAAACAGGCAGATCGTCAGCGGATAGCAGCTGTTTGTCCTGCGCTATTGCCCTTACGCCGGGCATATTGTATTCAAACTTTTTATTCAGCCGCGCAAGATACGGCACCGGGCTCCCTTTGTTGTCCATCATTGCGCCCAACAGGCTGTTTTCTTCGTCCTGATCTATTTTTTGTCCCAAAAGAGAGCGCTGCGTGCTTAGTCTGTTACTCTCCCACAGTCTTACCGTATACGGATCTATCCCGGTCATCTCGCAAAAACCGCCTATAGATACTATTTTACTGTGGTTATTACATATCCTCTTATATATATAATTATATACATACTCTACTTTGTTTAAATCGTACTCATTATGGATTAAGCTATCTTTTTTAAGTAATTTTTTACATGGTTTAAACAGGTCAAGATATATCTCTGTTAATACATCCATCCATACTGTGTGAGGTATACTGTACTCATCAAAGCCGTATTTACTGCAGTATTGTACAATAATATCTTTTACTATTGGTTCTATATCCTCTACAGAGTTTATAGTTTGTATATCTGCATATATAATTTTATCCGTCATGGATCTGTACACCTCCAATCTATATAAACCATATAAAAAATACATCCAGACTTTACAGGATTAAAATTTAACTGTTTTATCTGGATGCATTTAATATCTTTTGTATTATATACCGGATCCTTATAGACCGGTTATGTATATCTATAACACGGTTAAAATATTTTGTCTAATGATAAATAAAAAATAGCCGGGGTTTTACTCCCCGGCTATTCCATATTCGCGGTCGACGGTTCCAATTCTGGACTACATCACGTCCAAATAGACCCTATGTCCGTTTCCGTCCTTGTCAAGAGCGTAAAAACAAGGCCGCTTATCCCCCTCTAAAACGTCGTTAATGCTATAGTTCCAACCCCAGGCGGAATCTACAGCTAAACCGCCCGCGGCGGTTTCGTACACCTGGAAGCAGTTGTTCTCAGGAAGCGCTGCGTTCATCTCATCAGCGCAATCGCCGAATGGGTGATTGTCCCAGTATGTATACACGTTTCTTTTTTCTGCCCCCAGAACTCCATAATTCCGATAGATCGAAAACATTTTCGATCTGCTGCATAATTTCTCTTTTTTCATTTTGCGTCCTCCTTTTTTTACTTTCCTTTTGATACTGTCATCATAAACCAAAAAAGATTTAATGTCAATAGCTTTTTAAACCTTTTTAAATTATTTTATTCCACATATTTTATTATGTTCCCCGGCTGCATGTCTAGCAGCTCACACAGCTTTTCTATTGTTTTTATTCCGACCATTTCATTTTTCCGTATTTTTTGCATTGCGGATTGACTTATAAGCCCCTCTTTTAATATCCTTGTGCTGTTATATCCGCTTTCTTTTAATGTTTCCAGTACATTAATTTTGTAGACTAACATTTCTTTCCCTCCTATTTAATAGAGTATATATATAGTAACTTTCTTTTGCTTTTTTGTCAATCTTTAAAATAATCTAAAAAAAGTTTATTTTACATATTGACTTTAAACTGTTTTCGGTTTATTATAATAACTGTAAAGAGGAAACAAAAAAGCCGCCCGGAATCCTACCACAGACAGCCGGGCGGCACCAATCAAAAAAAGAAAGGTATCTGTATTATATCACAGGTAAAAGGAAAAAGAAATGAAGAAAAATGATTTATTGGCTGCAATTGAAAGCACGAAGACAAGAAGCGCATGGGAACGGGGCGTGAAAGAATACGCCGTGGAACTCGTGGAAAATCTTGACGCTGACGATATACCCGAGTGCCGACGCGATCTGGAAAAGCTCCTTTTAAGTGGTGCGGAAACATGGGGTGATTATAGCTGGGGCGGTTGCTCCTTGATTTATAATCAGGATATTGCCCATAGACTTTGCTCACCGTCTGAGCTCAGAAGAACCCGGAACGGTGAGCGCAAGCCAAACGGCAGAGAGCAGTGGCTAGATACTCAGGCGCGCGCGCTTTACCATGCAAGCAACCTTATTTATCAGCAAATCTAACAAAAAGAACAGTAAGCGCGGGCGGCGCGTTCCGGGGTTCAACTCCCCGGCTTGCTTTTATCTAAAATAAAAACAAAAAGGAGAATTTTGAAATGACAAAAAGAAAAGTTTTAAAAAATTTGCTAGAGCTGGTCGGATCCGAATTTGACGCCGACAACGTTATTTGTGCTTTTGAGGATTATCAAGAGCGCGGAAACGGATGCGTCATTGTAACCGAAAACAACGATTTTCCGGGTTATGATACCGCCGCTTATATAGACAACGGCGTGCGCGGCGGGGTTGTTTTTTACATTGCCACAAATGCAGATAACATCATAGCAGATATTATGATGATAAATTAAAGCAGCCGCCGCAGAGGATGCGCGCCCGGATCGTTACCGGGCGGCGGTTTTATAATCCCGGATACCGGGGAAAAGAAAGGGAATAAAAGATGAAAAATAGTATTTTAAGGACTGCTAAAAAGTATAATTTAAGTTACCGCGTGCGCGCGGTTTCCTGCGGTACAGAATTTGTGGAAATTATCGCTGGAAATATCGCGGAATTTGAAATGGTTGTTTCCGCTTTCCGCCGTATGCGTGGCGTGTACGTCGACAGCCATTTTTATACACTTTGCATCCGGGTTTATGGCCTGGATGATTGGCAAGCGTTAAAGCGTTTTAATGCTTGCAAAACTGAGCTTATCGACGTATTTTATACGTCGCTGCGTTACGGAAAAAGTCCGGACGACGCAAAAAGAGATCAATTTTCATTTTGCGCAGGCCGCCCGGAATATATAAGCGCATACAATGCAATTTACAACTAATTTATTTTTTTGGGTGGCTAGTCCACCCATTTTTTAATACAGGGCATAAAATGCAAAAACGGGGTATATAGCTATCCTGGATCTATGCGCGCGGACTATATAACCCACACAAAAACAGACTGATGCATACCGTGCGCAGATCCGGCAAAAGATCCGGTTTTATACAGACGCTTGCAGCTCGTCTTTTGTCGTTGCATTTTTTGTGATCCCGTTTTATAATTTTGCTAAATACAGCCTTGCGCAGCTGTTTTGTTTGCGTAACATTTTTTTACATGGATATTGTGCCTAATTTTAACGCGTTAAAATTGAGTTAAATTGAGTTAAAAAGACCGGACGCAGGCGCGGCGCTCTGTTTTTCGCGTTTTCGCGTTGCTTCTGAGTGTCTCCGCTTGTTTGCCAGCCAGCCGCAGGCGCCGCCGCTCCACTCTGCCCAAATTCCGTGACCGCCGCCGCAAGCGTGGCGGCATGGTGGGCGGCTGGATGTGGGGGGATTTGCATATTTTTTTCACGGTAATTTTCAGGTACACATCTTTTTTGAGCGTTTTTCCGGCAAAATTTTAAAACCGGATTTTTCGAAAAGCTCAAATTTGATTAGTACGCGATTTTTAATTCCAAATCAAAAAAATAAAATTGGAGGTGTTTTTTATGCCAGAGAACAGATTTAAACAACTACGCGAAGAGGAGGCGGGACGAAGACGTGATAAAGACCCTAAATGTGAATTATTTACTCAAGACAAATTAAGCAAAGAACTTTTCGATAAGTGTCATTACTATATCAGCTCTAGTAAAATAAAAAAACTGGAAACCAACACCGAAGGCGTAAAGATAGACGCTGCTCTGCTGCTTGCCTATAAAAATTTTTTCCATGTCTCTATTGACTGGCTCATTGATCCCAATGTAAAAACACAATTTTTGAGCGGGGATATAGCTATTACCTCGAAAACCACTGGTCTTTCCGACGATGCAATAAATACTTTATCTCAACTAAAAAACGATCCTTCAACGAAATATCTTTTGCAGACATTAAATATGCTTATGGAAGATAAGGATTCATTTACGGCTTTACTTGCCAACATAGATTTTTTCATGAATCCGCATACTTATTCCCCTGTAGTGGCGACTAATAATTTTGTTCACGGAAAACGCGTGGTTAATCCACTACGTGCCGGTGATTGCAACGCTTTTATAAAATTAAATTCTTCCAAAGAATGCATAGGAACTTATGAAGTTGATCAGAATTTTATGGCAAGTGCTTGTATGATTAAAATTTTCGAAATACTGCTTGATTATAAGTTCTAAACCAAGAAGGAACAGGTGTGAATCCCTGTTCTTTCTTTTTATGCAATCTTTGATTTCCTTGCGCCTATCAACATTCCGTCAACAATATCAAATATGCTATCCCCATACGTTGCCACAAAATCGCAAAGAAATTCTTCCTGTTCAATCGGTATATGAATACCATAAGAAAACATAGTTGCATGGCATACTTCGTGCAATAGCACTTTGCGTAAAAATGCCCCATAAAGCAAATTCGATACATATACGCATTTTGTATTGGCATCTGTTACAGCGACGCTCCTAGAGCCGTCTGATCGCATCAGAAGCCTATTCCCCACATCAACATAAACCACATTCCAGTTAATTCCGTTGATTTCAAAATTCATACAGATTCCCCCTAAAAAAATTGTAAGTCTGTAAAATGCGTTTTCTAGAACGAAAACATGTCTTTCGCCACTTGTGGAGAAATTTCTCGCCAGCAAGTTGGCGCGCGCAATGCAGAACATCATTTTCTATCCGGTCTCATCTAACCGCTATTTCAAAAAAATTAAGGAGAGTATTTCTGCTCTCCTTATCATTTGTTCTTCTGCTACTTCAATTCTTGTTATACCTTAAAACTGGATCATAGTTCGCGATCCTGTCTATATATGCATTATACCACATTTTTTACATGGTGACATGTATATCTTTAAACAAATTTTATATGACATATTTGTTGTTTTTGGTTATTTTATTTGCAAATTCTCTAATGTCCTGATTTCACATAAATAATTACCTCTACTTTCTTATATGTTGTTGTTGACTTCTACGCTTGCAAGTGATATTCTGTGCTTAGAACATTTGTATTACTGTTCTGTTCGCAGTATATCACTATCAGACCGCAAAAGAGATGTTTATTCTATTTTGTTGTTTTGCGTAAAATATTTATATAATTATTCTGTTATCAGGATATTTTGAAAGGTGGATTTTATGGAAAATCGTTACAAAAAAATACGCGAAAATTTTGAGCTTACAAAACATGGCTGCAGGATAACCGCTGATAAATTGGCGGAAATTTTTAAAGAACGAGGATATTCGACATTAACAGGGAACGCAATAAGAAAAATCGAAACAGATAAACGCTATGTTTCCGAAGTAGAATTAAAAGCATATATAGAAGTATTTAACACAACCTCAGATTATTTACTAGGTTTTACTAACGACCCAACAAGGCAAAATGATAGACTATCAGCGAGCAATTTAACAGGTCTAAGTAGTGAAGCGATAGACTGTTTGAATGTAATAAAGCAAAAATCACCGCAAAGCATTGATATTTTAAATTTCATTATGGCAGATATAGGAAATTATCGGAAATTTCTTGATTGCATAAAAGATTTTATAGAGCCGGATTTTCTCACACCGCTGCACCCTACCATAGAAGAAGAAACAGGAAATTTGCTTTATACCGAAAATTTGGATATAGGATCGAACTCTGTACTATACAATAAAGAACGTTGTATATATATCGGCAAAAAAACAGATTTTACCTATCATGATAAGCCATTGTTTGACATTAAAACAATACCCGTTTCAGATTTGAGCACCCTCAACCTTTTACAAATTCAAGCATTTTTGCAGTCATGGAAGGCGAAATACGATAAGGATGGTGATTAAATGCTTCTAGAATGTCCAGAATGTCAGCGCGATGTATCCGACAAGGCTTTAACATGTCTTCACTGCAGCTACGCTATGAACACGCCTAGCAACAGGAAGCCGCGCATACGGAACGGAAAGCCTACTAAGCTGCCTAATGGCTACTGTACTATCTATAGAATGTCTGGCAGGCGTTCAAGGCGAGTGAAAGCTATTTCCAGACTTTATAAAAGATCACTGGTTTTTCCCTGGATTTCCAGCGCTCTTTTATTTTCATTTGCATTATTTTTTGCCCGTGTTATACTTAATTTGTTTCAAACAGCATCCCCCTATTGTTTACAGTCCAGCTCATACCCAAAGCTGGGCTGTTTGCTTTTTATTCTAATTATAAGCAGGAAAGGGGCTAAACAGCCCCTTTTCATCACATCTTAGAAACAAGCGTTGTAAGCTTCGTCTTCGTCATTGTGCGCTCTTCCGGTGACATATCCGCAACGAGCTCTGCCATGTCCTCGGACAGCTCTTTCATATATTTTTCAAGTTCTTTTATCTTTGCCTCTTTATCCTGCTGGGTATTGCCTTTGTGCAACTCCTTGCTTTCCATGTATGCTTTCCGATATAACCCGGATCTTCCTTCGTTCCTGTCCCTTGTCTCGCCTTTTGCGTCAGAAATCGGCTCCGAAAAGTACATCCGCCCCCTCATCAGATCGAGGTCTCGCATCCTTTCTTTTTCTGGAAGGTTTTCCCATTCCCTGTAATCAGATGGCATCTGGTGGTAATATGGCGGCTCTTCGTATCCTCTTCTTGTCCCGCGACCTTTCGGCGCAAATCTACCGTTTTTATATCTGTAGTCATCGTAAAATCTCCGATCTCCGTACCTTTCTACCACATCCAGCAAGTCGCTCGGTTCAAATTCTTCCATGCTATTTGTCAGGGTTCTGTAGTACATTGCTTCTGCGAGATCTTTAAGCATGTCTGTAACCTGCCCCATTTCGCATGTGTCAATGTTTTCAATTCCTTTCTCAAATTCTGCTTTCGCACATTCGGAAAGCTTTTCGATCATGCAGTGCATTCTACTTACGTCCATAGATCATGCCTCCCTTGTAACTACAATGTTTGTATTCGCTACATCAATTGCCTGCGTACTGGTATTCTTGACCGCGATATTCACACAGCATCCTGCCGGTACGTCTATATATACTCCCGCAGACACGTTATTGTACTGCGACACTGCTGCTGGAGTAGATCGCATCTGGGAAGAAAGAACCGGTTCTCCGCTAATAGCAATAGCAAGAGAGACTTCTCCTGCTGTTCCACCTGCCGGCACTGCAATATTTGCAGAGAAGTTTACAAAGTATCTTGCACGACACTGATTAGTAAGTCCTCTTAAAGTGATAATCCCGGAACCTTCGCGATGTTTGATGCAGTTACCGGGCTTAACTGCCGTATTCGTAAAGACCACATTTCCATTCTGCGCCACTTCCTGCGTAGCCACAGTTACAAATTCAGCCATAAATTTTTTACCTCCATAAATAAAATCAAGGGCAAACCTTTAAGTCTGCCCCTTTTTGTTGTAATACTGCTTTTTAGCAGACATAACCCATTTGGTTAAGTTACGCAATATTCAGTTTTCAACATCCGCAGCCTGCATTGCATCCGCAATATAAATTCGGATTGGGTACCTGATATGCAGGAATAGGAGCCGGGTTCACAGCGTTAATAATCTGCTGTGTCTGAGCAGCCATCTGGGTTGTGAGCAGAGCGCTCTGACGATCCTGAGAAGCAGCCCGACGAAGATCATTGTTTTCCGCCTGCAGGGAAGAAATTTTTTCCTGACACAAATAATCAAGAATAGCCCTAGTCCCCGCGTTCTGGCTGTCAATAATGTCTCTTGTATTGCTGTTCATGGTATTCTGCAGCGCGCATGTATTCTGCGCCATGTTGTAATTTACACCCTGGATAGCTTCGCGAGTTTCGCAGCAGCAGTTTGCAAGCTGTGCCTGCAATGTATTCGTGTTCTGCATATTCGCCACTGTATCAGCGTTTATAGCCTGCTGGATCCCGTATCCTGTCTGTAAAATGTTGGTATTGATCCCATTAAATCCTGTAAGCATTGCGTTATTTGCGGCGTAAAATCCATCACAGAGACCATTTGTGATACCGTCGAGTTTGGATATTACCGCCTGGTTATCAAAACCGCGCTGGATATCTGCCTGTGTAGCTGCTGTTGCAGCATAGCCGCCTCCGTTGCCACCAAAGCCGCCCCAACCATTATTGCCCCAGCCAAAAAGCAAGGCAAACACTACAATAATCCAGAGCCATTCGCCGCCCCATGTGCCTGCGCCATCTGCGTAGTTTCCTGTGGCCGGCATTACCGGCATGGTAAATGGCGTGTTATTTGAGTTAAACATACTGTTTCCTCCTGATATTTTATTCATAAAGAGGCCGCGCGTATCCTCTAATATGCTTTTACATTCCCATCTGTTTTTTGATCTGATTCATCATTTCATCCGGGTTTATTCCTTTTTCTTTACATAAATTTTTAGCGATATTTTCTATACCACGGAAGTCTCCTTTTTGAGCCATTTCAAGTGTATTTTTCGCCATAGGATTTTTCATAATTTGGTTGTTTCCCATCATATTTTGCAAAAACTGTTGAGGGTTTTTCATCGCCTGTGTCATCTGCATCAGGTTCATTCTGTCTCCTCCTTTTTGGAGCGATTTGCTTGCTGCTTCTGTGTTGATTTATTCATAAAATCATCGATTCTTTTTTCCAACTCGTCAAACCTTTCCATGACTGTTTTAGTCAATTTTTCTGTCGAATTTATTTCAGAATTTTCGACAGTTTCTGTTGACTTATTATTTAAAATAGGCTTAAATAAAACTGTGCAAATTGTTCCGTCAGAATTCCACTTTTTAGTGTATATTTCTGACAGATCGTTTTTTGGAAAAAAAGCAACAGAACCATCCATTGGCACGTCGTTTGCGGTTATGTTTTCTACTGTTTGTATAACCTTTCCGTTTATGCCGATTTGCTGTTGAACTGGCTGGTACTGTTGAACAGGAATTTCCTGCTGTTGATACCCTCTTTGCTGTTGGATATATGGATTGTAATTGCCATATTGCTGATACGACATCGGTGTGTTATATCCGCTCATCGGCTGGTAAGGATTTATCTGCATCAAGCTCCTCCTTTTCCAAAACTTCCTCTACTGCATGCACCATTATTGACTGATAAGTAAGGGGCACTTTTCTAACATCTTGCCTGATAAATATTTTTTCCAAAATTTCGTCAGAAAACATATGTTATCCCTCCTTCTGATTTTATTCTGGCATAAAAAAAGCCGCCAAAAGCGACTTCAAAACGTCAATTTAGCGACAAATTCCAATTTCCCATTTTTAAAAAACATGATAAACACGGCATTAGCATTCGCTATATGCAAGTCCAATGATTATT